TAATTTTCAGAGAAGGAGAAACCTTCGGATGCTAACGCATCCGCCTCATTGCGGAGTTCTAAAGCCTCTCTAAGGTTACCTTTCAGTGCTTCAGAAAGGGCTTTGAGGTAACAGTGGTCGAGTTTGTTCATGGTCGATATTGTGAAAATTTCAGGGAGTGTTTTCACCCTCATCTTTTGATTTTACCCTTTGCGGACCAGGTCTAGGTAGTCAACGCAGCAGGAAGTCGTTCGGGTCGTTTGACACGGGAGAGAGATTCTCGGACACCCAGAACGAGTAGACATCCTTGTGGACTCGTACCGAGTACCCTTGGGCGGGGGAGTAGAGACAATTTATAAGGAATTGGAAAGCCAGACGAAGGGGCCACTCGTCTCTCCAGTTAACTTCCCAACTATCAATCGTGAGCAACTTACCGCTCACTGTGTAGTCTACTCGGGATACTATGCTCCCTCCCCTTAAACCTGGTGCGGGGTAATCGAAAGTTTGAGCAACGGACTCGTAGGGCTCCCCATCATACTTTCCTAGGACATACCGCAGCTCACTTGCCCCGTCCTGAAAGTACAAGAAGTCCTGAAAGATAAATCCCCCTTGGCGATAGACAGAAGGACGACGTACTGCCATTAGACCCTCACCAATGCATGAAAAGTTCCATTTCTCCCCACAATTACCCGGTCTCGGTACTCCTTTCCGTCCACAATGAGTCGGTCCGTGTTGGTTATCGCCTCGACTCTCAGGTCCTGTTCGCAAGTTACCGGCTCAAGAAAAGTAGTGGGCACAGCAACATAGAATCTTTCCTGACTCAGGAAGCTTTTTCCGATGGAGAAAGAAACGTGGGCACTTACAGAGTTGGCCGCGTAAATTGAGTCGTATACACAGAGGTTCTCAACGACTCCGAGGGACTTGTAGAACACTGGTGCCAATGGGTTTGTAGCACTCTGGCCGAACCCTGGAGAGTTGACAAAGCCTGGGTCGTAATCCTCGGTGAAAGTCATTTGAATGGGTTTGGTAAGGAGGGTAGCTTAGAGAAAACAGTTTTTATTGTTGCCGCAGGGTTCTGAAGCGTCGAGATGACAAACTTGGTGGCACCCGGAACATAGGACGGCAGCGACTTCTCTGCCGCATTTTTCACAAAGTCAGTGGGGTCTGCTATGACTTTTCTGAGAACTTCTGAGAAGTTTAGAACTTTTTGTGCTTGCTGAATCGCCGTCTTCGTAAAATTCGACCCTGGGACACTCTCAACTGCAGCAAGAATTTCAGGGTTGTAGGTGGTTATGAACGACCCGGTTATATTATCGATAAAACCAGAATTTCGTGCAAAGCTAAGGGCAGTGTCTTGGCTGAACAAAGGCCCTTCCACAAACTTGAACGCTTGTATCGTGCTCATCGGGGGCGGTGCCCACGCTGCAGCAGACCCCCAAGGATTACCGGCAGGGGCAGTAGAGTACCCGGTTCGCCCCTCTTTTTTCATTTCCTGATGACTTGTAACAAAGACGTGGTCGTATGTTGCAGCCATTTGTCCAGGGCTGAGACGATTTCCAGCAGAGTCAACCTGCGATGTAACATCGTTTCCGCCTGCGTGCCCGTGCGCCAAATCTGCGTGCCTTACCCATATGTACTGTCCGTCTCTCTTCAGACAAATACACACCCAATCTGAGTTCATTGGACCATTTTCTTCAACAACAGTGCAGCCGTGGTTCTCCTTGCATGCCGGGGGCAGACCGCCAGCTTCGTATATCGGCAGCCGAGTCATTGTGCTGTTGCTCGGAATCTGTAGAGCTTGCTGAGAGCCGTCGGTTAAATTCTGAGGGTCGTACAGTACGTCTTGCAAAACTGCATAGTGGTACTCCCCGTTGCTCAGAGAAATATTCACTCTCTTTCCTTCGAGGGACTTCGGCTGCTTTCCCTTGAAAGCCGGGGAAACATCGAGCCAGTGTGACAAGTTGCTTGACTCTCCTGGCCTCGGTAGAGAAAACTCTCCAGCACCTTCGACTGACGGAATGTCCTGAGGGTTCATGGCGTCGAACAGAACCTTGACTCTCCCTAAGTCTTCAGGGTCTTCAACACTAATTATGGTCCCACGAACAGTTCCCCTGGGTGACCCGGTGTACCTCGCGTTGGCTTCGATGGCTTTCGCCATCTCGGCCTGTTGTCGAATCCATGGAATGTTTCTCAGGCTTTGGGCCATAGTTTACCGTATCTTGAGGGAAAACTTCGGAGTGTTTTTTGACGGTAGTCGCTTAGCGAGTGCGGGTGGTCGTAGTGCCGCCTCTGCTTCTTTCACAGGGGGCACCTCAGAGCTTGCTTCAGGGTGGCCCTCCTGAGGGATTTCCTGGTGAGGCTCCAGGTGAGACTCGCCTAGTTCCTCGATAGGGTGTTCAGGTGCAGATGTGGCGGTGGGTGTTTCCTCGGTGTGATCTAGGGGAACTGTTTCTGTGTCGGGTGCACTTTTTCTTCGTGTGGTCATTTCGGTAAGGTGGCTAAGAGTTTTTACCCGTCAAGTCTCAAAGTCGAAAACGCCTTCTTCTGACGCAGACAGATCGGCTGCAAATAGTGAATATCCTACTTTGTAGTGATTCGCGTCAACAGTTGACGAGGCGCCATCATCTTTGCAAGTTGGGGGGTACTTATAGATGCTCGCGTCCCACACTGGTGCTGGAACGACTTCGAGTGTTTCTTCCTTGAGATCATTGACGAGGAATCCACGTAAGTTCTCAGAGGAAGGCGAGCGTAAGTACTCCCCATCCCAGTCACCGTAAGTCTCCCCAGGTAAGGAAGTGTTTGCTGTGCGACTGTGAAGAAGGTCGTAGCTCACAAGCTCGGCCTCATCAAAGTCGTCGTAGGGAGTGTCAAAACCAGGGGCAATATCCGAATTGTCGTAGTCGTCCGACGTCCCTTGGCCGTACAAAATGTCTGAGAATAGGTAAGGTTCCGAGTACAAAAACGGCAGCAATCCCTTTTCACCGCCGTACAAAACCACTTGTTCGTACACAAGTGGCTCCGACTGTTCCGGGGGGCATGACATCTTCTCAGGGTTGAGTGACGAGCCCCAGTACCCGAAGTTCTTGCACACAAGGTTTACCTTTTGCCATGCACTATCGTTTCTTCCATACTCAGGTGGAAGGCGCACAAAGTACCGCTCCCAGTTCGGGTCACTAGGTCCGTGGTTTGTGTCGGCCCGAAGAGAGTTAGGGCTCCGAAGAAGCTCAAGTTCGCTTGGAGAGCTAATTACCTGCAAAGCTTCACTTTTCCATGGCCTTAAGAGGGTCCCGCTATCTTCCACATTCGGAGACATGTAGTGAGTGCGGCCACTGAGTACGAGGTCGGATATTTTGCAGTTGAAGCTCGATGCTAGCGAGTCAGATATGCTTATTACGGGCTCTCCCACAGAACCTGTGTAAACAAAGCGGAAAGTTTGAGATGGGGTGTCAATTTCGTACCAAAACTGAAAGTTGTCGGAGACGTGAGAAACTCCTTCAAAAACTCTAGCCCCACCACAGTAAATTACAGCGGCACCAAAGTCCCCAAAGTCTGGAATTGGCCCCTCGCTCGCACTTTCTATGTAAGCCAAGACATCGTAAAAACTTATGTACTTGTCGACATCGCTCGTATGGACAGAGACCCTTTCGTTAAACCCGTGGATACCTAGGGCATCAAAAACAAAGTTAAAGGGCAACCTTCCACCTTTGTTCGACCATACTCCGTAAAAGTTATCGATCTTTTCTCGAGTGGTCCAGTCAGAAGGGTTTGACCAAGGGGATACCCTCACTCGCAAGGTGGAACTTTCGTACGTTAGCTCCCCTTCGAGACCGAACCCGTTAGAGGAAAGATCTGAGGGAATATCAAGGTACCAGCCCTCTCTCGAAAAGTCGTAAGTCGGATTAATTGATACTGAAGAGGTGGTGAAAGTTACAGGGAGGCTGAAAAAGTACCGTGCACCCGCTAAAAATGTGTTAAACTTGTAAGGTATTGTCCTCGCTGTGTTGTACTTCGGGAACAGGACAAGGTCGGACCCCTGGACTTCGCAGAGGAAGGAAGCGTCGGCGGTCGAACCTGGTTCGGGGCGAAAGAATGGGCTGGGCAGAGCGCCAGGAGCTATCACCTTAAGCTGCTTATTTTCCGAGAGATCAGTGAAGAACTGCTCTCCCAAACCTTCGAAGGTTAGGACATAGTTGGTGCCGTCTTGGGACACATCCGCCAAAAGGTACGAAAAGTCCCCTAAGTAAAAGGTCTGACCGACTTGTATCCTTGGGTCTGCTTTTACAATTACTGTGCCGTCCCAGTTGTGAACTTCGACAACTTCCGGGTGAATGTACCCGTCGTACACACCAAAGGACCCCGTCAAAAGGTTTCGCTTTTGGGAGACTGTCGAGGCTAGGTTGGCCCAGTATTCAGGACCGCTCCAGCCCAAAAGCTGGGCGAGCCAGTCAAGCTGGTCGTTTACGCGGCTCTCGGTTAGAGCCACTGAGTTGAGTTGCTCGGCAGTTAGGTAAAGGTTTGTGGTACCGTAGTCCTCAAAGTCACTAATACTGAACGAGGGGTTTAAGTCGGTCATTTCACTCCTTCACTGCTACAAGATTGTTCTGCAAAGCGGCGTATTCGTGTCTCATGCAGTTTTGCGGGCTCATCCACACAGAAGAGTACCCTTTTACCTGCGAGAATAGGTTGATAAGGTTTGTATCCAAGGCACGGGTAAGCCAATCAGCCAGAGGCTGGTGGTCTGTGTGAACCACCTCTCTCAGGTCTGTGATCTTTTCAACACGGTAAGCCCCGTCAATACTCACGTAGGCCAGTTTGCACAGAGTGACCGGTACTTCCTTTCCTGCGCTGTTCCTAACGGTTTTCGGTACGCTGTTTTCAGGATAAGCAACTAGGTTGATGACGGAGGTTGCTGCTGCGGGCTTTCTAAGCAAGGGCAGGGTACCACTCACAAGCACACGATTGATCGCCACTTTGGTATCCGTCCATACTACTTTCCACCCACGGTTGTACGAGGGTTCAGGAATTGAAAACTTGAAGTACTGCCCGTTAGCGTCGGACGCAACGTCGGAAGAACCTTGTAAGACCCAAACCGGGTTTGAGCAATAGAGGTCGTCGCTTTCGAGGAGGTTGGACGACACATAAAGCGACGCTGAGCCTGTTACCGAGGAGCCATCGGGGCACCGTAGTTCAACTTCGGTGTAAGCGGCGGGGTGCGGGCTTTGCCACGACAGGTAGGCTTGCCCCGCGTAAGACGGAAATACACCGTCAAAGTTTCTCCACGCTTGAGACTCAAGGTCTGTGAAAGCAAAAGCGGGACTGTACCTCCACCCTGGCACAGCATCTGTGCTACTTTCCACTCTTATGTCGTATCCAGATAAGGAAAATTTATTGACAGAGTACTCAGCGACAAAGGGTGAGTCGTCGTAATAAAGTTGGTAGGCCAGAAGATACTTCGTACTTACCATTTCCATTTCTTCCAAGCTTATAATCACAGGGTCAACCGTTAAGCTCCCATACTTCCAAACCACAACTCCGGACTGAACTGTCAGGAACTTGTTCTCCCCGGAAGACTGAACCTGAAGCGACCCTGTTCCCGTGCGGCCATCGCCCACGGGAAGGTAAGTGTAGGCAAACTCGTCGTCGAGTCCGAAGTCCAGTTTGTAAAGCTGCGAAGCCGACGGTAAACGTGCGTAGATTGGCCTCCCGTTTTCAACCCACTCAGTGGGGTGCGGGTTGAGTTTAAGCGCATTCACGTACTGGGGGGAAAGGTTCACACCCTGCTCGAAAGTGGAAGATGTTTCAATTTGCGCAGTCCCCCCGTTCAATGCGACCAGATTCTGACTCATAGTGCTAACGTCCCCTCCCCGTAGTTCGGCGGGCTAAGCGCAAAAGTTGTTCCCGTGTACCAGGATAAGTCAGGAATTTGACTCAAGGTTGAGGTGTTTTCCCACACGTATGTTAAATTTGGTGACGAGCTAAAGTTCCTTCCGGAGTTCCGAGGAACAACAGTTATTTGGCAGGATCCAAGCTTAATCGAAGATGTTTCCACACCGTACTGGGATAGCACCGGTTCTTCACAGCGATAGGAAACTACATGTCGCAGCAAGTTACCCGCGTACTCTTCATACCGCGCAGTGTTGTCTGCGGGCAGGCCGGACCAGTTCGTCACTGTTTTCTGGGGTGTGAATGACTTCATGACTCTGTAATAGTTCCGACCGTCTTCACTCAAGATCGTGTCTTCCGTGGCGTTTAAGTAAGCAGGGTTGAAGTAAGGAATGTAGTCGTCTACGGGGAGAAGGGATGGGCCGAATTCCTCGGACTTTACGAACACGCCGTTATTCAGATATATGCTAAAGTCAAATAGGGGGGTGACTGCGGAGGTGGCGGTGTAGGATTGCACATCGGAACCTTCTCGAAAGAACGTGCGATCACCCTGAAAAAAGGTGAACATTCTGTCAAATTTTCGCAGGAGCGGGTTGTTCGTTAGTTCTGAATCTAGCTGAGTTTGAAGCGCAGGGTTAGGAGCAAGGTTGTAAACCAAACCCTCGCTAAGCAAATCTTGTATGTTGGTGCTATTCGGTGTAAAGTGAGAAGACGCAACGTAGTAAGTGGTTGGCGAAGATGAAGTTTCCTTATACAGCAGGTACTGCCCTGGCTTGAATCGTGCTTTGTACTTGTACAAGGGTAAGCCCCCGTCACCGTTGAACACAAGAGTTTCCGATAAGATCCCCGTGTCAACAAGATTACTAAAGTACTCCTTAACAGATAGCTGGTTTGGACTATAGGTGAAACCAGCATTTACACGGGCGTACTTCACAATTGCGCCTTTTGTTAAGTCAACGTAGTTGTAGTAAGGGTCAACAACGGGATTGGGCCCTCCCCCTACTTGGGGAGTGGAAACCCACGTTCCTTGGGCATAGGACAACCCTTCAGTGAGCTGAGCAGGAACCACGGGAAGCCCGACTAAAAACTCTGCCTGAGCACCAGTAATATCGTTGGTGGACGGGTTGAGTGTAAAGTTTTTTGAAACTAGCCAGGCAAATCCTCCTGCACGGCTATTTAAGGGTACTGCAGAGGGACTTTGAGGAACGAACTCCCCTGATGAGTAGTCATACTCCACAATTTCAGGGTCTAGTGTACCGCCAGAGGAATATGTGAAAGAGTTTCCAATTTCCCACGGCGAAAAGGTTTTCACTGCGGAGATCTTCCCGTTCAGAATGTATGAAGAAACGGCGGAAGAAGAACCGATGCTTAAGTTTTCTAGGACGATGTGCAACCCTTGCTGGGCTAGATCCCCGGATCCATCATGATATACTATGTCACCAAGGGAGTAGGACCCGGATGTTAGCGGTCTTATCTGTTTGAGCGTAAGGTTGCCGTATATCGTCTGATCCTTCTTGTTTGAAGAGTAGGGTGTAAAGTTTGACTCTACCGGGTAGAAAGTCGGTGCAGGGTTATTGATGAATATAAGGTTGCCCTCTTCCAGCAGGTTGTCAGACGCGGAAAAATCGTAGATGTTTGTGTATACCGACGCGTCCTTATTGAGAGAGTTCGGAGTGTTGTAAGCGGTCGATACTTTTACAGATGGATCTTTGAATCTTGTGTTCGTGTCGAAAGTTGCGTAGAACGCTGCGTCGATGTCACTCACAGTCGGAGTCACGTTCGCAGGAAAAACCTGCCCAGGAGTCAAAACTGAGAAGAGACGGTCTCGAAAATTGAGTGCAGACTCCTTAAAGTTCGACCCGAAAGTCCCGTTGGAGTCCACTTCAACGGTTAAGTTGTACTGAACTTGGCTTAGCGTAATGGGGAATAGGTGCCCTTGATTCTCAATCGGGACAGAGAAATTTACTGCGTTTTGGCCCAGCGACAGTTGCTGAGTTGTAAGTTCTTGACCGTTTGGCCCAAGCACGAAAAAAGACACCTGCCCATTGGGGCGAAGGTAGTCTTGTGTGTAGTTGTATCCGTAGAAGCTGGAGCGGTTCGGCTGGACAGATGTCAAAGTGCCTATGCCATACAAGTCAGTGAAAAAATCTTGCCAGTCGGACCCACTGACGGGGTTTCTCCTGCGAATTAGAGTGAAGAATCTTTCCTGAACTTCCTGAAAAGTCTCGACGTCACTTCCGCCGACAGACGGTTGAGGGTTTGTTGCGGATAAGTTGAGTGTCCCTGTGTTTGAAGTTCCGGTGATTGAGTTTGCGGGAACGTTATAGGCGGATCCTACAAACTTTGAGTAAACTGGGACTCTACCGGTGAGGTCCCCAGGCGGAATCACCAGGTCGGAGCTTGTAACAAACTCGTAGCTTTCTCCTGCTGTTAGCTGAGGGTTCGTAGAGAATAGGGACCCTGCGGGAATAACCGTGGAGCTCTTTGTTGGCGGGACCGAAATTACCAGCTCAGCTGTTGAGGTTGTCCCAAGCCTTCTCATGGCACCTAAGAAGGGTCCGATCCACTCGATAAGGATTTTGTCAGGGAGCTGGTTGGCCCAGAACAAGAATTCTCCCTGCGCAAAAGCTTGCCCCTCAAGGAGGACTGCTAGGGGGTTTCCCGCACTGAAGTCGTTAAGGGTTTTGTTGGACGCTTCGTAAACGGTTTGAGCCGCTGCTTGGACCAAGTCAGCTTCATTGCGCGGGTCAATGGAAACCGACGGTAGCGGTGAGTAACGTGGCATTTAGATTCTCCGTTCAGTATGTACCGTTATCCACCACAAGAGCGTCGAGCTGGTCGGACAATACTTTTTTCGTTACCAAGTCTGCGTCTGCTAACGCTGCGAATTTCTGGCTAGCCGAGGAAGGGCTGATGCCGTTGGCGTTGCTATACTTAAGGTTTGTTAGAAAACTTCTCGGAGCTTTGTTATAGTTCTGAGTGAGTGTGGGGTTTGAAGCGGGGTCAAATCCGAAGCCCCAGTACCCTGTGACAACTTTTGAACCGGAAACCGGAATACCAGACAGAAGTTGACCGGTGCCCGACAAAGTGGGTTGCTCAGTGGTTAGTGTGACGTAGCGGCTGTCTAAGCCTGTAGGCCCTGTTTTTTCAAGGTCGTCGAGACCCAAGGGGTCGTAGTGCCAGTCAAGGTCTTGGCCGTCGAAAACAATGTTCCTTGCACCATTTAGCCACTCGCTTGTTACGACAACGCCACTTGAAAACAGAGTTTTGGCCATTTCTTCTTAAGGTTCGTTCTTACAGAGGTTTTACCCTCTTGTGGACACAAAAAAGCCCCGGTTAGGGGGCTTTTCGAGTTGAGAATCAGGTTCGGTCCCAAGAATTCACGGTTAGCTGAATCTCAATTTCCTGAACATTGCCGCTTTCACGGTCAACATCGGCGGTATTAAGAGACATGAACTGACATCCGTAGCAAGTGTATTGGCCGCCAGCGGGTGCTGATCCGTTTCCAACACAGTCTTTCGGAGTGACTGTAACTGTGATTTCTCTGCAATTATACTGCAACCAGTAAATTTCCAACTGCTTGAAGATCGTGGGATCGTACGGAGCAGAAAGGGAGATGTTGTCTACCTTTTTGGGGCCTACAACTTTGTAAATACGGTTACCAGTACCATTGGCGTAGTCACTGCTACTTGAGGAATCCTTGATTCCGCTGAATTTTGTAAACGTGGCGATTAGTGTGGGTCCGTCAGGAGCTACGAAGCTAACTTCGTACTGAGACTTTGTAATCGGTCTGAGAATTGCCATTGGGTCACCTCCTTAGTACCTTCCCTTATCAGGATAGGATGTTGGTGATCATAGCGCCAGAACCGATAAGACCAGTTGCGCCGAGGCCAACTAGGTTAACCACACGTTCAATTGTGATTTCAGCACGAACAACGCGGCGTTCACGAATGTAGTATTCGGGACGGACGGCGGGGGTGCCTGTGAGCTGATCATTTGTGTTATCATAAGGGCTCTTTATCCCTTATTTCTTCACATTTCTGTGAAGATCAGACTATATCTTCTTCCCTTTAACTTTGAGGGTTTAGGGAGTGGGGCACTCTTGTCAGCTTCATCACTGTTCTAGTGGTATGCTGTTAGTCGTTGAACGTTCGTTTTCTCCCGAAAACGCTTCGCTGCTGATTACCATAGTTTCAAACTCTCGTTTGAAGCCGTAGGCTTCCCAGCAATTCACCCCATTGACTCGCGGATCAGGCGAGTAATTTGATGTTACCATCAAACCACGCATTCAGCTCGTTTAAAAGAAACGATGTTGTTAGCATACGTGTAAGAGAAGGCAGGAGTCGCAGCATTCGCACCACCAGCAGGCATGATGGAATCAGAAGGACCGTTAGGGCTGTAGAACAGAAGGATACCGTTAGCTGGGAATACCGGCTGTAGGGTTCCATCTTGCGCTAAGTAACGACCTTCGGCAACACGTAGGCCACGCTCAAGACCGAAGTAGCGAGCAATGACGTCAGTGTCGACGCTGTCTGCAGATGTGTACTTGATACGATCAAGGATCTTCTCGTTGGTCAGCAAGAGGTCAAACACGGCAGTACCGACGACTGCGGAGTTTGGACGGATACCGATTTGGTTGGCGACTGCACGCTTGAGGGTGAGGATGTCTTCAATTGGGTTAGAAGTAGCACCAGACCAGGCGGCGTCTCCAGCAACGGAGCCGTAAGCTGTCTTGAAGTTTGTCCAGGTTGTGAAACCGAGTCCGGTCTGGGAACCTGCGGTTCCGTTATAGGGCTCGTAAGGGTTGTAAGTCGCGGTGACGGAAACAGCTTGAGCAACGGTGTACTCGTAGCTGTTCATCAATCTGGACATTGCATTCCTGGTTTCGATTGCGCGAAGCAATTTGTTAACTCAGCGGCTCTTTATCCGCTGATTCATTACCTTGTTGTCGGCAATGTTCAGACTATATCATTGTTCTGTGAGGTGAACTTAGTGTTCACTTTACAAAACATCGGGCGCTCGTGTCAGCTTCATCACTGTTCTAGTGGTATGCTGTTAGTCGTTGAACCTTGCCCCTATCCCTAGGGGCCTTGGCTGCTGATTTCCCACACGGGGGTTCCAGCAATTCACCCAATTTATAGTGGACCTACGCTGCGATCGAAATTGCACGTAAAAAATAATCCACCTGCGCGGGCCCTTCCCCGGCATTTTCAATTACCTCTTCAGGCAATTCCCAGGCGACCACTTCCTGCTCTAGAGCATAAGGCTCAGAGTCGTAGCGGCTTTGGACGTATGGGATGTTAGTTCCGTAAGCACGACGGAAATCGTTTATAGCAAACTGCTCCTTCCCAAATCTGAGAATTCTCCCAGCGCGGGTAGGGGTGTCCACAACCGGTGCGATAAACACTTGTTACCGTGAAGGCTCTTTATCCTTCACTTCTTCGCATTTCTGCAAAGATCAGACTATATCATCATCTTCCTTAAACTTTTTAACAACGGTTCGCAGAGACTGCCAAGTATTACCTAGACCGGTTAGCCGGAACAGCTTCCTGGCCCCACACTTCTCGTTAGAAACCCAAACTTCATGCAATAAACCTAAATTAGACCAAACTTCGACATTAGCCCGAGGGTTTTTAATGCCTGTTCGATCCCGGTCGGGTCTATTAGCGGCTTGCAAGGCGAATTGTATAGTTGGTTTACTAAGTGCCTTATCTTTAAGTTTCTGTCTTGATTCTGCACTCCACACTCTGTTCTTGCATAATTCTGCACGAGCGGATCTTTCTTTATCAGACATTGGAACTTTCCTGGGTCTGGCCTTTCCTTTATTGGATTTGCCAATTTTAAACCTAGTTTCGTCCGAGTGTTTATGATGAGCTAAGGTTTCGTACACTCTGGAGTTTTTCGAAGACTCCTTGAAAGAGTTTATAGCTTTGCCTAACCTCTTTATGGAAGAGAAAGCTAGAGCCAGCAGGCAGTGAGACAGGTAGTGCTCTCTGTAGGTGAGTTTGATTAGGTTACCATCTTCATTTCCACCCTTCATGCACTTGGGCACTATATGGTGAATGTGGTGTCCGGGTTCTCGTGTCAAACTCCTTGGGGGTCTGGAGAGGATAAACTTTATGTACCGTTGGTAGTGTAAGGGAGAGTCGGGCGCTCGTGGAAAGATTATTTCAGGGTTGATCACTTTCTAGTCGTTGAACCTTTTTACTTAACACTACTATAGTTAGTAGAGACCCTAAGTAAACTTGGCTGCTGATTGCCTGTTTTGCAAAAGCAAAACTAAGGTATCCCAGCAATTCACCCGATTTTCAATCAGAGTCACCTCTGAGTGGAACCCTATCGATTCGCAATGTTGGTGGACAATATGTTCTCTCTGCTTACACAGAGTGTCGGACTATCTTATCGTTTCTTTACAAAACGTTGGGCGCTCTAGCCTGTTATTAAGGGAACTAAATCCCCCAGGTAGTCTCTGAACCTTCTTCCGGTGTACCGGAAGCTTGGCTGCGGATTGACCCTTTTGCTAAGCAAAAGTAGGCTTTCCCGCAGTTCACCCAATTTCTTTTCCCCTACACCAAAGGGAGCATGAAGCCTTGTGCGAGTGTTGTGAGGATTGGCCAGTGTTATCGCAAAAGCTCTTTATCTTTTGCTTCTGTATGTTTCCATACAGGTCAGACTATATCATCATCTTTGCTTGAGCAAAGAGTCGGGCGCTCGTGGATTGTTCGCCTGTTCTAGGCTACTTAATCTAGTCGTTGAACCTTGCCCCTATCCCTAGGGGCCTTGGCTGCTGATTGCCTATTTTGCAAAAGCAAAACTAAGGTGTCCCAGCAATTCACCCGATTTTCAACTTTGTTTGGAAGTTGGGACCCTAATTAATCCACACCTGCATAAGTCTGTTGTAGCAACTTGTTATCGTAAAGGCTCTTTATCCTTTACTTCTCTACATTTCTGTAAAGTTCAGACTATATCATCATCTCGGATTACGGCCCAGCTGCCACCCCTCGCCGGGGTGTTTTTCTGACCGAGTTCTAATCACTTCTGTACCTTCGATTTTCCAGTACCATCTTTGTTTTGATATCGCACAGGAAATTTTTCGCTTTGACTCATCGCTATGGGTAGAGTTTTTACGAGAGCACTTGTCAATCATTGTGGGATTATTTTTCCACACTTCTTTCATAGTGCTACTTATCTTACCTCTGTGCTCCTTGTCTTTGGTTCTACCTTTTAGGGAGCTGGAAATTTTATGACCCCAAGAAACTTCCCTTCTTCTGTTAGACTCAGCTATCCGTTTTGACTTTTCCTCGTTTTTCTGACAATACTCCAGAGACTTGTAGAACTTGGACCCTTTGGATCCGTTCATTAAGGAGGCGCATTCAGCGAGTTTTATATTAGTGGGGAAAGCTTTATGAAGTACTAAATGAAGAACTGTATGTTCTCTTCTTGTAGTTAAAACTACGTTTTCGGGGTTGTAAGTTCCACCCATACATTTAGGTAGAATTCTGTGCTTTTCTAAACCATCCCTCTTGCATTTTACGCGAGATAAGGATCTTATGCTAAAGCACATTCTTAGGTATCTTCTTAAGAAGTGGTTGTTACGAGAGTCGGGCGCTCGTGGAAAGATTATTTCAGGGTTGATCACTTTCTAGTCGTTGAACCTTTTTACTTAACACTACTATAGTTAGTAGAGACCCTAAGTAAACTTGGCTGCTGATTGCCTTGCGCCTTGTAATACAAAGCCGTCAGGTGTCCCAGCAATTCACCCGATTTTCAATCAGAGTCACCTCTGAGTGGAACCTTTATGATTCATCATAATAGATGTTTCCTTGTGTGTAAAGTTGACTTCAAAGATTGCCGAAGCAATCCGACCCGCGAGTCCGAAAACTTTGGGGTCACTGTAGTTATACCCTTCTTTTTCACGAAAAAAGCCCCCAACTCGAAAGTTGAAGGCTCTTAGTGAAAACGCACCGAAATGCGTTAGCATTCCTCAGGCGAATGAAACCAGCAAGACAGTGCGACCCCCGATTCGCACGATTTCACGAATGAGCGGGATAGTGCCGTCAAGAGTGACGTTGGTCCCGGTATTCGCAGTGGGTAGCGCCTTGCCGTCAGCACCAACTGAAAGCTGGGCGTTGAGTACGAAGGGGGCCACGGCGCTGGCGCTCACTTCAACAAGCAAGGAGCCACTAGTGGCCACAGAAGCTTGACGAGCGGTGCGAGGTTGAGACAGGGCTGTGGGAATGTAGGCCTGGTTCACACCTACAATCTTCCCATCAAACGCGGTCAGGTTGCCAGGGGCGCAAACTTTGTTTGCTCCGGCGTAGGTTGCGTAAGCAACAACTGCAAACTCAGGAATTTCAACGACTCCAGCCGTTCCACCTTGGTTGTCAGTAGCAGCGGTGAAAGTCTCCGCGTAACGAATGAATTGCTTACCGTAAACTGGTGCGATGTTCAAAGACATTTTGATATTTTCAAAGGGTTATTGGTTTTGTTGTTTCCTCTAGGACTTGTTTTTCACCTAGCTTAGTTAATCAGGTTTTACCCTGCTTCACCTTAGTTTGAACCATGGTGGGTTCGTTTAAAAGTCAACGGTAGTCGATTCGGCAGCGGCAGCGATCGTAGCACCGGCACTCTTGCCCCGGCATCGGCAGGGTTCCAAAGGGCTGCCACCCCTTCTCCCCAAACTTTATGCAGTCAGGACAAGTTCTCCTGTCCAACACTGGCACTCGTCGCATCTCCCGGTAACCCTGCTCTTGTTTCACGTAGGAGTCACCAAGGTTGAAAAATGAGTAGGAAGGGTTTGCAAGGTAGCGAACGACTCTGGTAACAAGGCTCAGCCAAGACATTTTCGGCTTCGGTGGAAGTACCTCTTCGCCCCCTTCGTACATATCTTCAAGATCAATTTCCGAGAAATTTATGCGGTCGTCGCCGAGCATTAGGGATCCGTCGTTTAGTGCTAGTTCGGTTTGGCTCAAGAATTCTAACAAAGGTGGGAGAATTTGCCCGGTTACAGTGCCCCATGCCCGTTCGACTTTTGCTTGTGGCGAGGCTTTTCCTGCCCCTAGGTGAACGGCAGCGAGGGCTGCAGACAGTGTCTTATCAATCAAAGTTCGAGAGTACTCCTCCCAGCGAATATCCTTGTCTCGCAAAGCCTTCACAAGAACTTTCGACTGGTCCGTCATGAGACTTTCCAGCTTCTCTTGTGTTTTCGCTTTGCGAGCTAAGACCTCGGCTTGAGAGAAGTAGTCCGCTCGCTTTTTTGTTACCTGCCCGACCAAAGTTAGAAGGTCCATAGCTTAATCTCCGGGCAGCAGTATCGGAGCTATCAGCCCCGACCTCCCCAAGGAATGGAACGCTTGATTGCCTCAACGTAATCGCACTCTCCGGCCTGAACCATCTTCATTGCACGAGAATGGGGGTCTAGATCTTCGTCATCTTCAGGGTCGCTGAAACGCCCCTCGGCGACAACTTCCCCGAAGTGAACCATGTTGGGCAAACGCTCAAGAAGCGCAAACAACTTGGTTGTTGGTGTTTCGCCTTCTGCGAAGTCAAGTGTACCGAACTCAAGACCTTCGCAGTAGTTTTGAAGGTCTCTCTGAGGAATTACTCCGTCAGTCATCTTTCCTTCGGTGTAGAGGCTGTCGACAAAGTCGGCGATGCGTTGCTTACGGGAGTTGGTTTGGTGCTCCTGGTACTCTTTCCTCAGGCGAGAATTTTCGTTCTTAAGATTTTCCAGCTCACGTTGGAACTCTTCGAACATTTGGGTGGGATAACCCATAGGCTTAGCCTGGCCCATTGACCCCATTCCACAAAAGTCGTCAGTTTCAGAGAAATCGTCGTCCTCATCGTACATCTCCTCATCGTCATCCTCTTCCATAACGGGACGCTTTTGCCCGTAAGTCGAGCCCTTTCCGGTTCGAGTCATTGGATCGCGTTCTGCAAACTTGCGAGAAACTTTCCTGGAAGTCCCACACTCTTCCATGTCAAGATCGTCTTCTTCGGCGTGGTCAATCGAAGGCTTTTCACCCGATCGCTGACGCAGCACACGAACTTTGCGACTACCAACGACACTTTCTAGGTCGACAGCAATGTCGAGGTCGTCCGGCTCTTCCTCAGAGCGGTCAGGGAAGTTTGTGGGTCCGTCTTCGCGACCGTGGGGGTCGTTCCCCGCCGAAACACCTGCCTTTTTCGCAGTTCGTGTAACACCGTCGGACTCTTCGCTGTGATCCGCAATTTCCTTACCTTTGACAGACGCCCTCTTTTGTCCGGAGGTTTGGTGAAGAACGCGAGAAACTTTGTTGCCCTTGGTGCTCTGAAGTGGCACAGCAATGTCCTCGGTGTCGGGCTCTTCCTCAGAGTCCTCAGAAACTGAAGTTGGCCCGCCATCGCGACCGTGGGGGTCGTTTCCATCGGAGGTTCCCGGCTTGTTTCTTCCTGGAAGTCCGTACTCACCATCGTTGTACTGGTCGTCTTCCATTGAACGGCGGCGACCCTCAGGTTGGTCAGCCCAACGGGAATCTTCGTCCCCTTCACCGTCGAGTGCCTTCGCCAGCTCTTCTCGGTCTTGCTCCTGGTCACCGTCCTTAGCAGTGTTTAAACGGTCCGTGTCTTGCGCCACGTCTGAAGTCAAACCTTCGCGGTCTTCCTCACCCCCTTGTCCAACCGACTGACGGTCCCCGTAGCTATCGTCGGATGACCGTGCTGTTTTAGAACGACCAGCTGGATCCCCTGGATCCTTCTCAGCACGTTTTCCAAACGATGCCTGCCTGTTCGCAGTTTTCTTAAACCCTACCTCAGCGTAGTCGCCCTCAGAGTCTTCCTCGTCGGATTCTTCCACCTTCGCTGTCTTGGCCTTCATCTTAGCGATATTTTTCTTGAAAGCAGCAGGAACTTCTCCGTGTTCCTCGGAAAGTTCGTCTTCATCATCTTCCCCGTCCTCATCGTGGGCTTTGTGCTTAGCTTTCATCTTAGCGATATTTTTCTTGAAAGCAGCGGGAATCTCACGGTGCTCGTCCGAGAGTTCTTCATCGCCCTCTTCAAAAACCTCTTCCACAACTTGTACGTGGTGGCCGTGAGCCCCTTTCGCAACTTTGCGAGAGACTCCTTCGTCGAACTTCTCTTCTGGAAATTTGTCTTCCATGTTTGCTAGACTTTGAGCGGATTCGGAGACTTCAGCTCCTTCACGCCCCATTTTCTTTTTCATTTCGGAAAATTGCTGGTTAGGGTTTTCGGGGGCGGTACTTTCATCCGCCGAATTTGTAGTTTGTGTCGAATCGACGTCTGTTTCAGTCTGATCGTCTTGGTTTTCTTGTAGCTCTTGAAGAGAAGAACTCATGTCTCCACGAATTTCCTCAAGCTTTTCCTTTAGGATTTCTAACGGGCTTCGCTCAACAAGAAGTGTGGGACCAAGCTCGTCGTCAAAGATGTCTTCTGGAGATAGAGCTGAAGCGAAGTTGAACACTCCGTTACCTTCCTCAGAGAACGAGAAAGGCTCCAGGCCCTTAACCGCAGGGGGCGACGCTCCCAAAAGTGCCAAGTGCCGAACGCTCCACTGTCCCTCATGCGGGTTAATTGGAGAGTTCGGAGAGTAGAAGGATATGGAGACTTTGCGGTAATGCCCTTTTTTCACTAAATCTTTAGCAGTGTCAGTGAAGTCAACGTCTGCGTATAGCTTCTCTCCGCTTCTGACCAACTTTTTGACCCACCCAAAAGAAGGAACACTGTCGTTGTCCCCAGTATGACCAATAACAAGGGGTGCCTCATGTGTTTGGGGGTCGTAGGAATCAACAACTTGCTGAAGGTCTTGAGGTGTGAAGTTCCTTTCCACGCCCTGAGCAGAAACCTGGGGTCCCGCCGTAAAAACATGAACACGTTTTGAAAACACTTTGCTACTCGTTGTACTCATATACGTTTTTTACCCTTCTTTTTGCCCTCTTCAGTGGGTTCTAAGTCATTCCCGAACACTGAGTCGTAAAGGTTTCCATCTTCTTCAGGGTTGTACGTGGTTTGCTCACCGGATGGTTCTTCCTTCGGCTTTGGCTCGTCGCCACCCTCCGGCTCGTCCTCCGGACTTCCTTCGGGGTACTCCCCGTCAGCACCAAAAATAGATCCGTAAAGGTCCTCGTCCTCGTCAGGGCTATAGGTGGTATTCCCTTCTTCCTCTTTCGTCGTGAACTCAGGAGCTTCGTCTTCAAGCTCAATACGAAAATGCCTCTCAACCCACTCCCTACGCGGTTTGTACCCCTTGTCGATAAGGGAACCCAGGTCGGTGGCAGTGAGGGAAGACTCCTCAATTCGAAACTCCCTTGTGAGGGTTGGCGCTGCAACGTCTACACCGAAGTTAAGGTCTACAATCCATCGTACCAGAGTGCGAGTCAAAGTGTGAGAGATCGCTTCGGAAATTTCCGCTGCCTTCACAACTCGAACAACGTTTGCAACCTGTGAAGAAGCTCTGGATCCAGACTCAGCTTGCCCAGCCTCGTTTTCCCCGCAAAGTATGAGGCTAATTTCCTTGTCGATATAGTCAATCAGTCCCTTAAACACATCCGGAGTTCCGCTCGGGTTGACAAACTCAAGCTTGTACCCATCCGGCAAAATTAGCGCAGTTTCCTGAGATAAGTTTGAGATGTGGTCATAGATCGTGTCAATTTCGGCAGAGGACGCGCTTAGGGGTGCGGTCGCAACAGCTGTGGGTGTCGCATACCGGTCCCCGTAAAGAACGTAGGACTCTAGGGCTCTTCTCCGAAACTTTACTAAGGGATACAGAACTCGCCCTAGCGAAGTTCCGTATGGGTCCCCGTTGTGCTGAGTCCAGTAGCGATTTACGACGAATTTTCGAGCAGGGAGCTCAACCCCCTCAAACATACGATTAAAGGTTAAGCACCTCATTGTGAAGCCCGTTTGTGAGTCTTCCGCTTCTTGGAAAACAAATCGGCGCTGGTCTCTAATTCTTATGTCAAAGGGTATTACCCCGCGTTTTGATTTCTTCCACATTATTTCGCCAACACTAAACCCCACGATAAGGGCTTCAGCAAGTCCCTTATATATCTCGTCTAAGGGTAGTTCTTCGAGGATTTCTGCTACGAAGTCCCTTACTGCAGTATCGCCAGGCTTTGAGCTGTATTCCTCAACGTACCACGGTCTCGATACAACCTCTTGAACTAACTTTGAGAACGAACTTTGTACGTGCTCGTCAAAGAAAAGCCGCTGATAGACGGAAAGCGCACGGTTCCCTCCCTTCTGGATGAGAAGGTCGTCACTTGGTCGAACGATGCTATTTCCGGATCCAGTAAAGGGAGAAGAGCTCCCAAACATGTAAATACTGGATAAGTTATAAGGGTCGCTCGTATAACTTGAGATCTCCCCCTTCGGTACCGGAGCTGTCTTAAACCTATTTGCCAAAGTTACCTCTTTTCACACGTGTTTGGTTTCGGCATTTATTTCCTGTATAGGTTTTACCCGCTTAGTTTCCGAGGGAGAATTCGAGCGGCGGTTGAGGTATCCCGTTGACTTGATAAATTATGTACACTTTGTATATTCCGTCCTCTCCCGAGGTGATCCAGTCCCCTTTCACGACGAGGGACGACAACCCGGACACATGGGTTTGTATCGAATTTTGAAACTCTGAGTTAATTTGTCCGGGGTCGATTATGTCGAGGGTGTGGTCTCCGACGCCGTAGTCCGCCCTCATTACTCGCTCAAAGAACCTCGTTTCAACGACACTTCGAATTTCCTGCGTCTTCAAGTCATAGTCCGTACTTGTGGCTAAATTTCCGTTCAACACCCTCAACGGGTAAGACAAGCCTCGTACTAAGGGTGATAAAGTTTGCGGTACCGTCATCGTATTAGCCTTAAGAGTTGTGCTTCCAACTTCCGCACTCGCTTGTTCACCTCGTCTTTCGGCAGGGAGCTTTGCATAAGCTTTTGAATTTCCGTTCGCAAGTCCCCATTACCCATCGAGGGGTAGAGGGACGGCTCTACGAAAACTTGCTCCCCCTCAAGTAAAGAAACACAGAGTGCCTCAATTGAGACACCCTGCTGTTTTGCTTTTCTTGTAAGGGAAAGGAAGAGTGAGTCAGGAATCTGTAGATTTACTTCCTTGTTTGTTAACTCACTCATTTTCAACCTAGGCCCTGAGAATCAAGTTCTCTGTTCATTTGGCCAACAGAGACGCGAATAAGATCAACCTCGATTCTTTCCAGTGTTGGTACGGGGGTGTCAAACACCTTCACAAACACAACACCGTTCTCGAGGTTGTCTCCGCTGTTAATGCGCTCGTCACAAATCACTTGGAATGCGTCCGAGGGTCTCGCACCGAAGAGTGCACCGGAGAGGTAAAGCTGGCTCAGAACGCTGTTCCCAATGGAAACAATTTGGTTGAACACAATACCAAACCCATCAACAACCGAGAAGATCTGGTTGTCGAAAGCATTGCGAAGAGAACCGTAAACAACATTCTGAATCACACGAGTGTTCACAAATTGAAACTTACGCTGATCCGCAACTGCCTTGTTGATTCGAGTGCGTCCACCCCAGACGAACACCGCAGTGTTAGGGTACCCTGGCAAGGAACGAAGAACATTGCAGCCGTCAGGGTTGAGCAAGTTTTGCTGAGCCGAGTTTACAGAAATTTGAACGCCAGCAGCGTCTGCGAGTTGATACTTGGTACCTGCCGGGGGGAACTGGAACCCTTCGGAGCGGTAACGGCGAGCTGCGATCCCGGTCACATACGGAGAGGGGGGAACAAATTGTCCTGCCGAATTCTCCACGTATGGGCCGTAGAAAGCGATGAAGCCAAAGGCATTGAAGTAGCGCTGACTGTCCTCGAACAGTCTGTTTACAGTGTCAACACCCGCTTCTACAAACACAGCTTGGGGTTCGCCTGCAAATCCAACACCACGAAGTGCTTCGTCGATAATTTCGGTAGACGTGATGGTCTCGAATCTCCACAGATTTGCGCTTGGTGTTTGTTCAGGAGTGAGGGCAAATTCAACTTGTGAACCGTAACAAACAGTGGAAACTGTGCTCAAGTCACCGCCAAGGGTGTTCGCCGGCACAACAACCCAACTGTAGGATGAGCCGTCAAATGTAACCGCCAACCTGTCCCCGACAACGACTCGTGTAACTCCGTCAGGAGCAACGGAGTTCGCCGGTGCAACCGTAACGTTAAAATAAACTCCGCTCAATTTTGAGAGAGCTGCTTGAATTGCAACTCCAGTGCTGTCAACGAGGAGACCACAAGCGGTGACGTATGGCGTTACAGAAGTAAGCGTTCCGAGGACAACAGTGGTACTTGCGCTGAAGTTTCCTCCGAAAATCGGATCAATCACCGGGACGATGTGTGCTTCCGAGGAGAAGTTTTGGTCCACAGTGGGGGTGCAAAGAAAGTTCTCAACACTCGTTGAGGTTTCCCCAGGCCCCACAAGTTCTAAAGAGGGTAACCACCCCGCGTTAGCAGTTTCACCGTACGGGTAGACGTGCTCCGACCCAATAACTAAAGGACTTGAGTTCAGGTACAGGGATACAGTTGGATCGTCGTTCGCCGTGAGCAAGTTGTGATCGTACGCACGGTCTGCGATTGTACCTGAAGCCAGTCCGTACTTTCTCCCTCGAACCAACGGAACAACGCTCAACTCTGAGAGGTTTACAGTAGTTAACCCGCCGCCTAGGACCGAAGTGTATAGGATGGTGGGACTCGTGGAAATGCTTACCATCCCAACAGGATAGGGAACGTAAGAACCTGCAAGGTAGTTGGAGCTAGAAGTTGCAAGTACAAACTTATCGGGGTCAATTACCTTAACATAATAAGCTTGTAGATTGTTTCTAACTGTTGCCTTAAAGAGGGTTGCAGTGCCTGCCAGAATGGGCTTAGTAAAGAAAAGTTTCTGTCCGTTAACTAATTTGTGAGATGTTACTCCGAAGGAAACGGCACCGGTGTATCCTGGGACAGTGCTTGAGGAAAGCACAGTTGAAGGGTTGAATAGTGAGCGGCTTACAAAGGATAAGCGGTAGTCATCGGTGGTGTTCTGTAAGCTTCCAGGTAAGTGGAGAGTGTTCACAAAAGCAGGAGCACCAGTCAGATTGTGAATCAAGTTTGAGGTCTGACCCTCAATAGTTACAGGTAAATCCCACTGGGGTGTGGTATAAGTCGCTTGAGCTGTACTTGAAGTTGGGGATGCAACACTGAATGCTCCGGAGGGAGTTAGAGGTGCGTTTAATGCAGCACTGGTACCCCCCAAGGCTGTAACTTCAGCCAGAATTGACACAGCTTGAGTAGAAGTTTGTGCGATATAAACGTATTGTACTTGTCCGTCTGATGGGTACGTTCCGTATTGGGCACTGGAAAGTGGGGGTGCTACGAAGTACACCTCAGTTGAGGTTTCTCCAAGTGGAAGTAGGGGCAGAAAATCCGCGCCAAGGCCACTCAATGTTACTCGTTGAATCTGGTAGTCTACCGGCCAAACTGTGCTTGACCCCAGGGCGAAGACTCCCCGGTTGGCTAGAGAGGCAGAGGATGTGACTGTGAACTTGGCTAAGTCCAGGAGGCCAACAGTTTCGCCCTCCGCTACTCCCTCCACTGACGACTGAACAGCAACCTTAGGGTCGTAGCCGGGAACTAGGGTCTGGTGTTTTAGACGGTCGTATGTTACTTCTTCACCCTTCCACTGATAGATGGCGTTATCAACCAGGTATAGGTTGTCGGTTACAAGGTCTTCTGCGGGCTGATGCGGAGTGTACTCTTTGTACTTGTTTACGTCGGTAACAAGGAAGGAGCCTGGGTCTGCTGCGGCCATCCACTTAAAGTTGTTGTCCTGACAGTGTGCGGCAGCTGCTGCTCCAACTAGGGACCGGCCTTCGGCGTCGAACTGAGCGTACGCGGTGGGAGTTACAAGGTACCCTTGGTTTGCTTGTCCGTCAAAGGCAGTGTTAATACACTGAACGTAATCCTGAGGAACTCGCTCAAGATTGTTTTGAAGGCCAACGACATTTTGAATACTGTACGCGGTCTGCATTAAGACCTTTTGCGCTCCAACTGGCAGCTGCTCGGTTACTACGGAAACACTCCCGTCGTAGGTGGCTGCTGCAATTGTTACGTAGCCGCTTTCCGAGTTTGAGGAAGGGAGCAAATCGTTTGCGAGGCCCGAGTCACGAACGAATATGGCACTGCTTACACTTGGGTTACTTTGAATAGCTGTGGCGATTGAGCTTGAAATTGCGGCAGAAATTTTGCGGTTATTGACCTTGTCACCGGAAATGTAATCAACAGGAATTACTGTTGGCACGCCGAGCCATTCCCCTTCGGATGTGTATCCATTTGAGCCGTCTCCAGCAACAAGCTTCAACCCGTTTAAAATAAGCTGAGCATAAACTACGTCGCCAGCTTTAAGGGTAGATGGAATGCCGGTGCTACTAATCTTGGAGCCCGACGGAAGAATCTCTATTTCTACAATCTGATTTGGAGTTCCAACACGAACGACTCGAAGATCGCCAACTTGCGCATTCAAAAAGAATGCATTCACACAGTTGTAGCTAAGGAGGGGAATACGAGTTTCGGGAACTTTCCCTACCAAGGCTTTGTAGTCGGTTAGTGAAGATACTGGAACTGGTGTGTTGAAGGGGAAACGTGCGACGGTGACGTCTTCCTCAGTTTCAACCAACATGTAAGTTGTGTTGAACGAGGCAATACCTGCGGAAGCTACATTTCCAACACGCTCGTTGATATATGTACCTGGTGCTCCGGGGACGATACCGGTGCCGAAAGAAAAAGTTGCCATTTGGGTAGATTCCTCCTTTTCCTTACCTTTGTGCCGGCGAGGATAAGTCCGGCGGTGGTGCCCGTAGGCCAAAGGTTTAGGGTGTATACCTAGAGGTTTTACCCTACCTGTCCGGTAACAACTTCGGAGCTATCGAGTGACCACCCGTTCAACCTGCTCACTTCACGAAGGGCGGACCGATTGTAGGATGACAAGGACAAAAAGTATTCTGCTTCGCTTGAAAAGGGGTAGAAGTCCAAGGATGTCTGCCCTGAACTTCTACCGAATATTGGGGACTGCTGTGATGCCCCTGACCCTGCTGTGTTTGCCCCCTCTTGAAGAACTGTCCCTGGAGGGGGAAGCTCGACGACAGACCACTTGGGGTTGTAGTTTAGAACTTCACGGTAAGCCAAGGAGTCCGAGTGAAACCCGTACCCTAGCTTTCTCCAGGTCATTCCAGGTTGGAAGACAAATGATTTCACGATTAAGCAGACCTACGTGCGCGGGCCATGAGAGCCGCACCAGCTTCGGTTCCACGTGTGAGTTGGAAACCCTCCTGACTTGCAATCTCTTTAACTTCTTTTTGAAGCTGTGCCGACGGGATGAAGGGGTCTACTTCACCGTCTAGTCTTTTTGAGAGCTTTTCTTGCACGGAAGCTTCAATGGACTCCTTGCTCTGCTTTTCTTTAACTACGGTCGTTTCAGATGTCTTAAGCTCCACCGTGGCGGGCTCTTGCGACAGTTTCTCAACCTTGTCCTCAACGGTTGAATCGGCGTTGTTCCCCTCGGCAGGTGCAACTTCGCTCTTGTCTTCGACCCACGCCTCGTCTACGTCCGGCGTTGCGGGGTTGTCTCCAAGAAATTGTCCCTTGTCGTCCTTAGCTCTTGTCTTTGTCATGGTTATGAGTTAATTGAGAATGTGTTTCCAGGCAATTCCTGAAAGTTTTTCGAGAGATGACTTAGGCACCCCCATCCACGGCCTTGCAGCCATGTTTTTTGTACCAAACTGGTGGTAGGGTCCTACACTAGTTGTAAGGACCGCAAAGCGATCGTTTTTAAGGTAAGATAAGACTTTTGCAGTATCCTGCATCTTTCCTGTTACCCTGAGGATTGGGAGATCGCCGTACCGTTGTCTTTTCCAAGCACGGTACTGTGTTGTAAGTGGGCGCCAGGCTCGACCGTTCGTGTCAGTCTGGTTTTTCCAGTACGGTTTGTTTTCGTTTAGGAGTACAGGGGCCCACTCCAGTTTTGTGGGCTCCCACCAGTTCGGGTTGAATGGCTCACCTCTGAAAGGTGTTCTTAGGCTAAACTTGAACATTAGCGGCCTGCTCTCCTTGACTTTTTGATCTCGTCTTGCTGCTGCTCAGCAACTTTCTGGTTTATTTCGATCATGCGCTTTATTCGTGCCATTGGTTGAGAGTCCAACCAGTCTATTCCGCCGTCCCAGCGTTGCTTGTTCAAGTGAAACGAAATCTCCATCCAACTTTCCGGAGTGAGAATACTCTCGTTGAGAATATTATCCGTGACCCACTTGTAGAGTGCTCGAAAGTTTGTTGAAGATAAAGTCTCAAGACTTTCAGGGTTCTTTATTAACCTAACAAGTAGTCCCATGGCACTTAAACCCTTATCTTGTAGAACTCTAGCGAAGATAAAGTCTTTCGGAACAATATCCCGAACATGGACTGGCTCATTTCGCCCCACTGAGACTAAAAAGGAAAAGTCTTCGAGTTCCTCAACGGTTATTTTGGGTCTTTCTTTCCTTCGTCGGACCCGTTAGCCTGTTTAATCAACCCGACTACAACCTTCAGGTCTCGAGCACCCATGTCTGCAACTTCGTCAAAGGACACTTTTTCAGGCCCCACGTTTAGTCGTTCAACAAGGTGAAAGCTCTGCCGTGTCTCCCCGAGTGCCGACAATTCGTCCTCGATATAGAGCAGGTCTCGTCCAGTCATTTCACGAACTGTGATCTGCCTTCCGTCCGACAAGGCTCCGCTAAAGGTTAGAAGATCGTGACGGGTGTTTGGTTCTGCGGGTGGGTTTGGTTCTGTAGTTACAGTTCGCATGGTGATGTTGTATCTTTACCGCTCTAGTTTTACCCTAGCTTCTAAGAGCCTTTCCTCAATGAAAAAATCCCCCTGCCCAACTGGGAGGGAGAGATAAAGATTATTTGCTATTTCCCAACTTTTCTTCGCACTTTCCCTGTCACCTAGTTCCAGGCGATCGTAAATGTCCTCGATCCAACTCTCTATGACTTCTTCCCTAAAGTCGGGGTCTAGGGGAAGGGGGAACGGCATGTTGGGGGAGTGTGAAAGTCGTCCAAAGGTTGAGACATGTACCTCATTTTTTCATAACCAGGGTCTTCACCCTTACTTCTTTTCAGCTTTTGCAGCTGCTTGACAAATAAAGAAGGTGTCATGTCGTGCAAATTCTCCTTAGGTATACACAAGGCTTTGCCCCCATTCCCAAATACAAGCAGCTTAGTTAAACTTTTGTGGTATGGGTGAGTCAAACTTCCAAGAGTGTTAAGCATGATTATCTCTACAGCATCTCTAATTTGCGCGTCGGTCAAGTAAGTGTTGAATCTTGTGTTGGGATACAAACGCAAGTAGGTCTCTAACTCTTCGGCTGACTCATGAGTGAGCCGCCATTTACCCTCTTTCACCACAAGTACAAGTCGGTGGGATTCTTCTGACAACGGGTGAATCCATGTGGAACCATCTATGTAGGATCCCGAAGGTGGGTGGTTGCTGTCGCCGCTCTCGTGCGCCAGAATTGTAACAGCTTTTGTGGGTGGTAGGTAGTTCCACGGAGTGTACGCGAGCTCTATCCCCGTCGCACCCGCCGCGCCACCGGACCCCTGCATAAGACTAACTACGCCAGCACCACCTGCACCACCGGACCCCTGCACAAGACTCCCCAAGGGTGAGACACAAGCTTGGTCGAGCAGGGGCACCCAGTTTGAGCTACTCGCGGTCTCCATCCAAATATACCTCCTACCCTCGGCTGAACAGTGGTATATTTGCCCTTTCGATGGGTTTGGTGGGAAAGTTAGGGTTTTATCAAAAAATGTTATGGGATTGTCTTTTCCGTAATTTTCAAGATCGGCGATAGACGTGGTCGGGTTATTCACCCACTCAAGAAAGTCGTCACAGCTTTCTAAAAACTCGATAGAGCTACCCGAATCTGCGCAAACTGAGTCCCTTTTATCAGAACCAAACCCCAACCACTTTAGTAGCTTTTCTAAGTAGTGTCCCACAATTAAGCTCTTGTTAGTTATAGAGAACGAAGCATGCGAATTGCATCACCTTGGGAGAAGTACTCTTGTGAATACAAACAGTCCACAGACGACGGGATGAATCTTCCGTTCTTGTCAAACGGGATCGGCCACCAGTACATGCCTACTTTTGTTCTGCATGGGTATATGTCTGCGGATTGAACTCGTGGCTTTTTGATCTTGATGGGTGTTTTCATAGTTAGTCTCAAATCAGTCCTTTTTGAATAGCTTCGTATCGTGTCTTTAGCTTGTCTACAGCCCCAATCTCACCGAGTTCGGTCATCGAGTACTCAACTCCGTTAGGTTCTTTCGCACCGTTGGGGTTTGAAGGTGTAACTGTGCACTCTTTCGGGGACTTACGAATCCGAGAGTCAATTGCTACTGAGGAGAAGTAAGCTCTGCTCAAAGGCAGCTCAGGAATACCCACAGTGCTTTGAAAGAGAGACCAGGTATACATGTGAGCGATTTGAAACAGAACGGCAAACTGAGTGGCATACCGTTCAGGTGTCATGAAGTGGAGCTCATCATGGATGCTGATAATGAAGCGGTAGGGGATTTTGTACTCTTCCGCTAGCCACGCGACAGCCGTGAGCGTTATAGATAGAATTTCGGCACCCGATGCTTGAATGGCCCAGTTTGTGCGTCCATTCTTAAAATCAGTGCCAACTGCCGCAGGTCGCATTGCAGTGGAAATTTTGGTACCAAGGCAAGGCAGCTGAGGAACCTTTGTCTTCATGGATATTTGCTCCATCAAGTTGAATGCGCCGGAGTCAGAACCACCTTCATACACTCCGTTTACCAGAACACCTTTTTTCGAGGACAGTGCTTTCAGTGCGAAATCCTTAACTTCTCTCTCTCCTTTCTCAGGAAAAGTTCGTCGAATTGGAGTGCTTAGGGCTCTTACGCTACCTCCGTACAAGGTTGCGAAGCCTACAATCTTGCTCAGGTCTCTGGCTTTCGCCAGGAGTTTGTACAACTGGGGTTCAATTGGGCTTAACCAGAAGTCCCCAACCCTTACACAGTTTTGTACGCTCAACGGCTCACTTTCATGCCCGTAACAAATTCCCAGCTTTCTGTCCCACACCAACCCTTTGTAAATTTCGGGGAGAATGGCCCGAGCAAGGGCGGTGTGAGGGTCGGTGCCATTTTCCTTGGACCCAGACAGAACGTTGTACCCCATTGGCGAGCACCCAACAAAGCCACCCTCCCAAGTATCGCTGTATATGGATGCGATTTGAAGCTCTTGACCGTCGTAGTCGGCGCTTATAATTTTCCAGCCTTCTGGTGCCTGCACTCGTGTTTTCAGCTCCGTGCCAATTCTCCAGTTTTTCGTGGAGCACAAGGTTGCCATCAAGCTTTCAACGGTTCTACGAGTTACCGTTCCGTGGCAGAGAATCTCAGGAAGAGTCACGAGAGCGGACGAACCATGCGGGTTTTCAGCGCGGAGGAAGATCCGGTCCATCACCCGCTTACGAACAGAAGTCCAGTAAGAAATAGCGTTTGAAATCTCCAGTGCTCTCTTAGCTTCAGTGAGATCGCTACTTAGCCTCCCGGTTTCCATATCTTGGACAAAGTCCTTGCTGAGTAACACTCCGGTATTATCCCCGGTTCCTTTGGGGTGGGGAACTTTTACAAGGCTACCTGTTTCATCGTAGTAGCACCAGCCCTCTGTTTTGGTTTGAACAATGTGTGATCCCTCGTACTTGAGCTTCAGTAGCAGGTGAGCCAATTGCGACTTGACTCCGATGTGCTGTTGCGGGTCTTTCACAAAGGGTTGCACCCAAGAGGGAACCCAAGCGTACTTGCCTTTTCTGCTCCGAATCTCCCAGTTAAGCTGGGACACCCAGGGGTCATGTTCTGCCCATTTCTGCGCTTTCGCGAGGCCCCGCTCCGGGTCCTCCACGCTGTTAAGGACAGCCTTCCACTCGTTGTACGTTTTCCACACAAGCTCCCTGCATAGCTCAGTCATTTCCTGGCTGTGCTCATGAAACACTCTTTCTGTGTTCTGAATCCACTCAGCCCAGTCTTCCACCAAGGGGACGACTGATCCGTTCAGGTGGTAGTGACCACAAAGTCCAACCATTGACGGTGTACTATCAAGATACTTCGGCCACAAAGCCTGAAAAAGCTCCGCCGTGTAAAAAGCATCCCTTACCGCGTATTCTACGGCCTTCTCAAGAACTGCGGTGATTTGCGAGATATGCGTAGCGTCTACAAAAATGTCCCGTACCTTTTTGTCCCCTTGGTTGAGTGGGCGGACAGTGTCATCGCCGAAGTACTTACGAACCTCGTAAACGTGAAAGTTGTAGCATTGCACCAAACTGTTTGTTGATCCCTCGTCTAGCCACTTTGGAGCATACCTGAGTTTTCTCTTTTCCTCTTCAGTCAGGTTTTCGGGGTCTTTCGCCGCAAGAAGGTACAACCACCGTTGACCTGAAGCCAAACCCGACACTCCGATATGCGCGGAGAGTGTGTCAAAGTAGAAGTTTTCAGGCTTGTTACGGTTAAGTGAGTATCCTTCCCGTGTTCTCACTCGGTCGTAGCTAATATTGTGTCCCGCTACAAACCTGTTCTCACCAATGGGAATGAGATCGTGTTGGTCCCACTCTTCCTCCGGTATGGTTGGGTCAATAAGCTCTGCCGCGAGCCAAATGTAGGTTGCTTTTTCACTTAGCGCCGTCCCAATAATCGGAAACGCACCCGCTTTCACGAAGGTTTCAGTGTCGTACGTGAAAGCTTCTTCGAGTGGGTATGGTACGGACTCTACAAGAAACTTTCCGTCTACAAACTCATAGCGTGTCCATCCCGCCTGATAGACGAAGTCGGAAACTGCAGGGAGTTTTGGGAGTTTGCACCCCGCTAGAGAATTCGCAAGGTTTTTGTATACCCCTACCTGCTCTGTTGCTATGTTTTCAAAGTGCTCCTGTAAATTGCTACCCCTTAAGCTTGGAAGGGGCAAGGGACCATCGTACAGGTTGTCTGGGTGATCAACAGGGACAGATATACCAAATTGCTTTAAGAGTCGCTCGGCCTTTTGACGTGCCTTAACTCCCATTGAAGCTGCCTTTTGTCTGCCGAAAACCTTAGTGTGCAGTGGGGTAGACAGAACAGGGTAGCCGAGTTCGCTGGTTCTCATGTCGTTGAGTTGTTATGATTTAGTTTATCTTAGGGGGTTGTCGTAGCGGAAGCTTTAAGGCTTCCTGTAAACAGGTCGTGTTAGAATGACTGGGGGCTTCACTTCTTCCTCGGGAGCCTTGGAGTCAAATCTGTGCATTTTCAAGTCAAAAGCCCGAACACCACTGCTTGTGTAAACTGCGTCTTTGTGAAGTTTGTAGGTCTCATAGGCGTCGAAAATGGGAGAGAAATGTAGGGGTCGCTCACCCGGTTCGTCACGCCACATTAGAATCTCAACAAGAGAGAGCGGGACGTCTGTGTCCCATTGTTCGTCTCGTTGCCCGTAAAGCAAAGGAAGAGCGTCGTTCCTCCACCAGTCTGTAACTTGGTCTATGTACTGCTCCCATGCGTCGGGATCTGTGACGTGAGTTTTGCAGTCTTCTCTTAGGTATGCAACGTACTGCCTCCCCCGGTCAATCACAACTTGTGCAGACTCTGGGAGAGTTTCCATGAAGTACGCGGGGTCGTCAGACGATGCAACTCTTTCTATCACAGCCGGAAAAAGAAACGAGTAACTCATTAGCCTGAAGTCGTCTGCCCCTTCGCATATGTGCCTCAGAAGGCACTCGATAACGGCAAGTGTTGACGCTATTCCGAGCTCTGTCTCGTCCTCCAAAGGAGATTCAGGGGGGAGTGACTCTTTCACTTGTTTTCGAAGCTTGGTAAGTTCAAGCTCAAGACGCCTCACCTCGCGACCCATTTCTCGTTCTAGCTTAGCCTTGTATATCTCAGTTTGTGTTAAAAGCTTGTCAAACTTTGTATCAATTTTTTCTACTTCCGAACTGAGTTGTTCGATGCTGATCTTGAAATTTGATATTTTTTTCTTAAGTGAAGAAACCGAAGACCTCATGCTATCGGTTGCAAACACTATGTTATCCATCATGGGTGTTTCGCTTTAAAGGGGTTTGATTTTGGCTTCTAAGTGGTCGGACTCAGGGTCTACTGAGGTTATTGTAAAGGAAAACTTTTTGTCGGGGTCCGATCGAAGGTGAAAACTACCGGAGAATCCTTCCCCGTCTTTTGAGCTTAAGAAGCTGTTGCCGGGTGTCGGAGGGTGCTCAAACGAAATATCGTCTTTGAGCTCTGGGTGGGAGTCTTCGATTGCTGAGATGAGCCGGTTGTTCACCGCAGATGCTGTCGCCAACTCAAACTCGGTGGAAATTTGAGGGTGGAAACCGTCTTCTGTAACTTCGAGTTTGAACGACGCACCCGTGTCAAAGTAGATATGGTAAACAAGTCCGTCCTCCTCAACTTCAAAGCACGCCTCTTCTGCGGAAAACTCACATTCTTCGTCAGGAGACCCGTTAATTTCTACTTCCAGGAGTTCGTAAAAAACGTCTCTCAGTACCTCTGCATCTAGAACTCCTCCCAAATGATTTGAGATAGCTAGGAAAATTCGGGGGTTTGAAAGTAACCTGGAAACCGGATAGACTACAGTCATGGTTCTGTTCAACTATTAAGAGTTTAGCCGGGCAATGTCCAACGTAAAGTCCCGTACCCATTTTTACCCGGTTTCACTCCGTTTGCCTAAGGTAGTTTCACCTCGTCAATACTTGCGACTTTAATTCCTTTGCCCCCCGGCTTCCCGAGCTTTACTGACAGGTCGAGTTTCGTTGCCTTCTTTCGAGTGGAAACCCAGTCCAGGGTGAAACACCCCTCCCCAAAGTGCCTCAGTGTGGAACCTTCGGGTAGCCATCTCTTGCCTTTACTCGTCACCTTGCAAAGATCTTCTCCGCTCAGGGTTAGTGCTTTCAGCTGCCCGTCGAGTTCGAGCACAACTAGGTACTTTTTCAAGGAAACCTCAGACTCCTTTTTCGCCAAGCAGACAGCGGAGTACGCTGTTGAGATAACTCCCTTGAAAGTTGCCGGTACCTTCTTCAAGGTTCCGTCCTCAGTCATAAGAATAACCTTGTCTTTGGGGTCTACGACAAGAGCTCCACGTGGCCCTTTCACCTGCTCAACAGTGCCCTTCTTCGAGTCAATCTTCAGGAACCGTGGCTTTGGTGCGGCTGCGGGGCGCTTCACGCTTTCCCCAGGAGCACGGGTCACACCGCCAGTTGGGGGGTCTATGAGGGGGCTTCGGCGAGCCTCTCCGTGGCGCTTTCCTATTTCAGTGAGCTCATTGAGCATATACACTTGTCTCGCGGTAGTCCCGCTGGTTTCGTCGCTGGACAGCTCTACCAGCTCTTGAATCCGACCTTGAAGGTAGTTATCCTCAACAATAAGGTCGTTTTGGTCAAGGTTCGTAAGCTGACGCAAGCGCATATCCAGAATGGCCTCAGCTTGCTTATCTGAGAACTTCAGCGGTGCGGTTGTTAGTGCGACTTTCGCCTCAGACTTGTCTTTCGCCGCACGAATCCTTTTGATAATAAGGTCCATCTTGTCAATGGCCTTGAGCAGTCCCTGAACAATTTCCAGGCGAGCCTCTCGATGAGTGAGCTCATTCTCGAATTTAACTTGTAATCTACCCAACCTCCATGTCACCCATTTCTCTACAATTTCCACCGGGGAGAGCTCTATGGGCTTCGTGCCATCGATAACTAAGGTTCTCGCTGAGAACTTAGTGTCAAGGTCGGTGTAGGCATAAAGTTGGTCTCTTAGCTTGTCCGGGCTTACACCGGGCTTGGCCACAATTTGAACGCAGTCCCCTGTAAGATCTGACAGGTCATTGACTTCAGCGACACCCTCAACCCTCCCTCGCTCAACCTCATTTTTCACTTGCTCACCGATTTTCTCAGGATTGGTTCCTGGCGGTAAGTTCGTGAAGGTTAAGGACGGACGGTCCTTTGCCTTTCCACTACGGGTCTGGGTACCAATCTCAACCTTCGCCATGCAGCGAATGCTGCCAATACCTGTTAATGAGTATTGCTCCAACTGATCGTCTTTTACAATCTGGGTCCCAGTTGGAAAGTCAGGGAAGAGAACCTCCCGTGCTTTTCGTAGGTTTTCTGCGCGTGCTTCAAACGTTATTGCTTCCTTGCAAACCAGCTTGGTTGCTTCAATAATAGAACGGAGACTGTGAGAGGCGATTTTACAGGCGTATCCCACGCCAATGCCCTCTTGACCATTGAGCAAAACGTAAGGGATCTTTGCGTTCAACTCGATTGGCTCCTGCAGCGTACCGTCGTAGTTTGGCATCGTCTCCCAGGTTTCTGAGTCGTCGAGGAGGCAGTCCCAGGCGAAAGGGGAGAGCTTGCACTCAGTGTACCTTGACGACGCCGCAGAGTCTGTCGAAGACCCCCAATTCCCGTGCCCGTCTACGAGCGGGGCCATATTATTCCACGGGGCAGCCAAAGTGACAATAGAGCTGTAGCTTCCGCCGTGGGGGCTCAATTTACCCATAACCTCCCCCTCTACCCTGGCGCTCTTCATGTAGCGACCGTCCGGCTTCAAGTTGAGCCACTTCATGGCTGTTACAATGCGTCGAGAGATACTCTTACACCCGTCCGTGTACCGGGGGAATGCTCGCCCCACGATTACACTGAGCGAGTAGGCAAGGTAGTCGTCTTGAATTTGCTGGACTAGGTTTACATTGACAGTGTTTGTCATTTCATGGGGTAATTACAAGATTAATTCGATTGTCAAAGAAGGGTGGCTTTGTTATTGTCGTTCAAATCCCACAAGCCATTGCTCTGCAGCCAGTGATCGGCAAGAGTCTGGGAGGTCCAACCCCATGAGTCCTTGCTGTTAAACTTTTCTAGCATCTCTCTCAGAACTTGGTCCTCTTTGTACAAGTGGGATAGACCAAGCTCGTGAAGTGTCTCAATAACTTTTCTAGCAGCGTCACCGGCCCTGCGAGGAGTCACAAGCATGGGCGAAGTTTCTGCTTACTGAGGTGAGTGTGCCCCACTGCAAGAACCCTCTGTGCTACCTCTCGTGTAACATTGTACTTGCATCCACTAGGGGATCTGTCAACAAGGTACTGTTTTTTCTGCTCCAGCGACAAAAGGTCAAACAATTTGTCTTCGTCTACCCACATACCATAGTTGTAGTTTCTATCGAGAAAGACACGAACTCGGTTTCGGTAAAATCGTGCGGGATCAATACTTTTGTTCTCCGTTACAAGTAGCTCAATCATGCTTTCTTCCTCTTTTAAGGTCATTGTCGTAGTTTAGTTGAAGGGTGAGCCAAAACTTTTCAGTGGGTTGTCCGAACACGTACTCAAGGCGCTCAGCAAGATGGGGGTCGATGCGAAGGGTCCCCTCCTCAAGTTCAAGGACTTCGGGTACGGTTAACCCTGTTTCTCCCGCAAAGTCGTGAAGAGAAATTCTACGCTCTAGACGTAACTCCCCTACGATAGACCCTGGAGGTGAAGCCCAGTCTGGGTTGAATGACATTGGTTCTTCTAAGGTCACGTAAATACTATAGCGTTTTCCTTCTGAAAAACAAACGGGGAAACCGCCCAAGGCAAGGGGGCTAACCGCTCACCGCCCAACGGGGGGTCAAGGTCAATCGTCAATTACAACCCCTTCAACAAGCCTGGAAAGGCGTTGAAACCGAGAAGAAGTGAGAGGCACAAGTCCGCCTTCGCACGACACGGACTCCAGAAGAAGACGGTCCAGGAAGTTTAACAGAGTCTCGCTGTCGTTGAAGGGGTAGGTATCTGAGTCCTGGTTGTATGACATTGGTTTTCAGGAGTTATGGACGTATTATAGCTGTTTTGCCCCAGCAAAGCAAGCCGGGAAACCGCCCTAAGGCAACACTTTATCTTGTTGCTATTGAAAGAAAAGGGTGACCTTCATCAAGCGGTGTGTCGTCTGCACAGGTAGACACTCCAAAGTGTGCCACTCCAAAAAATTCCCCGTCTACCTCCACAGTAGCGTCCTTGTCCATGTCATCGTTAGAAAAAGTCTGCAAACTTTCTAAAAGTTCTCGGAAAGTTAGTGTCACAGTGACGGAGCCTCCTTAAAATGCAGCTCACCAAGATAGCTCAAAATCTCTGTGTCCCTGCGTTCGTCCGGTCCAGATATTGTGATTGGTCTGAACCCACTGTACTTGCACAGATAGTCGTAGACAAACTCGTCAACTCTTTTGGCTTGGTCTTCGGTTTCGTAACGTCCACGAGTATCAAAGGGCTTGATGCGATTTAGGAAGAAATTCTTGTACGTTACACCCCTTTCCTCTGCGTGAGCCATGAAGGATTGAGCGGCGGAACTTACGTACGTGTCTTTGCCTTGAGACCGGTAGTCTTGGTAGATTCCTGCCAGAAGTATAGGGCTGTCGGTAACAATGTAGTCAACTTTGCCGTACAGCATGCTCTCATACGCGCTTTGCTTACCGAGAAGGTAGAGCTGGTCCCACTCGCGCACCTTGCGGTCGTTCCACGCCCAGTACTTCACATACTCTCTTACAAGTTCAACGTGAATGCCGGCTAGCTTCATTCTGGCGAAGAGGAGCGCAGCTGTGGTTGATTTTCCGCAACCGGAACCGCCGAAGAGGTTAATTACTGTTGTCATTTTGCTTTAATGGTGGTTTTGATTTAAGGCTCATAGGGATAAAGAAAGGGGGCCACAAACTTAGTATAGCGGTGTAGCTTCCTTGTAACTGACCTTCGTACGACATTCCCTGTGAGTGGAGGCTTGATTAAACGTCCATGTCGAGGAAGGATAGCTCACCAAGACCAATAAATTCCACACCTTTGTACACCGTATGGTGATTTAGATGCCAGTGGCCATGAATCCAAAGGTCCGGTTTATGGATCTCGAGCATGTTGTCGAAACACCTTCGTGTTACCGAAGGGATGTCAAATTTGTGCTTCCCCACTTTGTGACAAACCCGTGAAATTACAGAGTCCGGGCACTCATGCGTGACGACAACCTTCGGCTTCACAAGCTCGTACGCGTCCATAATGTTGCAAAGCTCACCGAAAGCCAGCTCTTCGTCGGGCCACCAGTCGTAGCGCTCGGTGCGTCGGTCCCTGTCGATGGAGTAAGCTCCACCCACACAAAAAATGTCGTCGCGACCGAAAACCGATCCCCCGTCTTTTACCCAGTAGGGGTGTCTTTTGCAGGCACTGGGACTGTCGTGGTTCCCTCTCACGAAAAAATGCTCACCCTTTGACATCGCGTCGTAGGGTGGGCTGCTGTATGGCTTCTCGGTCTTCGGGTCGATGAAACCCACACCGAAGTCTCCCACTTGGACTGAGCGGTCGCAGCCTTTAATCAACTTTTCATACTTCGACCATTTGCCATGTACATCACCAATAAATCTGATTTTCACAGTGTTTCCCTAAACAAGTCAATTACTCTCTGTATCGCCTCAGATATTTCACCGGAGTCGTTATCAATAACGTCCTGGTCAATAATCCAAGAAATGAGATTGAAGATGTCTTTTTCAGTCGGTCCCTTTACCTGCGACTCTTTCAACGCTGCAAGTGCGAGGCATGTTGTAGCGGACTCGTAGGGTATCTCGTCGAGTAGGGCAGCGCAAATGGCGCGGAAGTTTTCCATACACTTACTATAGCGTTTTTGTCGCGTTAAAGCAAGGGCCTAAACCGCCCCGCTCAGGGCGGTTATCCGCTTTTTCTAGCTGTAGGCCTGCCGCTACCATTCGCAGTGAGTGCTCAGCTTCAGCTAAGGCTTGTTCCTCAGGAGACGGCAGCTTTCGTTCCAGCAACTCGTCATCCCACTGCCAAGTGGCACTTTCCCCTTTCATTTAATCCAACAGTCAAAGGTCTGTCTTTTTCTTTTGTTGTGCCCTTAGTCCTTTAACAATTTCTACAGCTCTGGAACGCAAAGCTGTAAACTTTTCATCAGTTTTTTGTCGTTTGCTTAGTTCTTTTAAAACCTCTAAACTTCCCTCGTCTTTGTTTAGTTCTTTCGAGATTTGCTTCATCAACGCCAAACTACGACGATCCATTGCTCGTCTTATGTTTCTTTCCTCGTTTGTAACTTTGGGGAGTTTTTCTTCACTTTCGTCAGGCCCAATAGAAGGAGGGGGCCAAGATTGCTTGAGACGGAATTTGGGATTCCGGGCAGGTACGACCATGTGCGCCCACTTGGAGTTCTGAACCTGCTCAAGCATGGCGAGTCTTTCTTCAGTGCTGTACTCGCGACCAGCTTTAACCATGGACGGTGATGTAACCTTTCTCCCACTTTTTTGAGCTGTGGCTTTCTTTTCTACCGGTTGTTTGGCTTCTTCAGTGCCCTTCTTACACTTTCCTCGGGTGCCATAGGCCGAGCCGTCGGCTCGGACACATCTTGTAAAGTCAAAAGAGCCAAGGAGTGTATTCACCGCTTCTTCAATGAATGGGTATTTATTCCCGTAATTTTCAGAGAAGGAGAAACCTTCGGATGCTAACGCATCCGCCTCATTGCGGAGTTCTAAAGCCTCTCTAAGGTTACCTTTCAGTGCTTCAGAAAGGGCTTTGAGGTAACAGTGGTCGAGTTTATTCATGGTTGGAAGTGTGAAAGTTACGGGGTGTTCACCTCTTTTTTTATTTTACCCCTAAAGAACGTTTAAGTCAGGGTACAGGTTCAAAAGTTCATCCTTTGACAGAACATCATACTCGTCTTCGGGCTGCCAAATAACTTCCAGTGCCACCAGATCCTCGGGAGAGACAGATCCAAGTTTCACAAGATTGGCGTTCAAGCTCTCGTGCGAGTCCGACAGTTTGATATCCAGTTTCCGGTCCGACGCCACAAGAACGCTCACAAGGATATACTCGTTTTCCGTGACGTCTCTTTGTGGTTTGACCTTACGCTCTGAGATGCTCCCGCCCACATTCGCGAGAACTTCCTCTGATGCCTTCGAGCGTTCTTCCATGGAAAGTTGGTCGAATCGGCTTTCTGCCTCTCCTGACGCCACCTGCTCAATACTGCTCCACGCGTAAACAACTTTGTCGGGGTGGCGAAGAAGGGCGAGGGAAGTTTCTTGCAGGATCTTCGAGAGACCCTCAGCACTGTCCGTGTCCCCTCGCCGAGCCAGTCGAATTAGGTCTGTTTGTAGGTCCTTTGCAGAGGCGAGCAAGGCCACTCGCTGCCTCACCACGGTCGTCTTTCTAAGCTTGTCCCGCTGAGTACTCACCCATGGGCTCACAAAGTCGTCCCAACCACCAGCCAACAGAAAGAGAGCCAAGCCCCCAACCCCCAACACAGCAAGGATCCCAAAAAAGAATGCAGGACTCACAGGTGTTTGCGGCACTGGTGCCACTTGCGACGAATAAAGTGGAGGAGCAATCGGATAAACGTTCGGTGTCATGTCAGGCATCACAATGATGTTCGTTCTGTTGCTCCCAGGGTTGCTGTAGGGTAGTGTTGTTCGGTACGGCATCGAAGGGCTACCACCGTAGTAGCTTGGACTTCTACTCAGCCCCGGTGCAGGGGTGCTTCTTAGCACCGGTGAGGGAGAGGTCCTATAGCTTGGAGAGCTGGAGCGACTACTCCCGAAACTTGGGGACCGAGATGGTCGGCTATAGCTAGACGAACTGCGAAAGCTCCGTCCGCTTATTCGTCCGGCTGACGCTGCGAGTGCTGGTGTTGCCGAGAGCAGGGTTGCTAAGGCGAAAGTCAAAGCCAAGGCAGTCGCTGCGGTTGCTGCGGTTTTTGTTTTCATTGTGTTGCAGTAGTGTTACCTAGAAAATGCTAGGCGAAATGTTATGGGACAATCTTCCTTAATACCTGGGGGATCGCTCATACAGCCTCCCACTCGTTCGCCTTGAATTTCGGTCGCCACCAGTTTCGAACTTTACCGGCTTTGTCGATAGACAAGATAATGTAGTCGCCGAACCCCGCGCCACCTTTGCACAAATACTCGTCAGGAACGTAATCCCCACGGTACTTAAATAAGCGGTGCTCCGAGTCTCTGAGCCAGTACTCACCTTGGTCGCACACTTTGTAGTAAATTTCGGCAGTGACTCCATAGGGCCACTCCATTACCTGGCCGTCTTTCAGGCGAATTATTGGAGTCCAACATTTACCGGTCCTTAAGGGGATGAGTGTCCCCTCTTTATCAATCGTCTCATTGACTGTCGCGTCTTCCCAGTACCGCACTTCTGCGGATAGCTCAAGATACTCTAGTTTTGGAGTCTTAGTGCCGGAGAGGCTAACCGTGCTCTTAGCACTCGACATGTCCGGGAACCAAGTGTCTTTTCGGCTAGAGTATACGGCGGTGTCGTCTTCGGTGAAAGACCTCTTTCGGCCAAACTTGTAGACCTCCACTTGGTCCTTCGTAAAGACATAGCAAAAGTCGGTAGATGCGCTGGTTTCCCATTTCCAGGGCCAACCCTCTTCAGGAGAGTGAAAGTCGTCCCGTTTGGCTATGCGCCTGAGTTCGGACCGGAACTCGTGCGCGGAGGTGACGAACGTGATTTCCGGACAAATAGTTTCAAGAACACCACCGTCGGATGAAATAGACCCGAGCCACTCAATGGACTTCGAAAGTCGAACGTAAAAGTCTGCCGGTTGCATGTTAAAAGTTGAGTCTGCACGAGTACGTATAAGGCAACTATACCGGTTTCCCTTCGAGAAACCTAGCCGGGAAACCGCCCCAGAGCAAGCGGTTAACCGTACCCATCCAACTCAGTTGCAATCGCGTACAACTTCTCTTGGTAGTGCCCGTGTGCGCCAAGTGGCGTTAGTCCGAGTTCACTTCGAAATTCGATCTGCGTTATCAGTTCTCGAAGGAACGCAGCCAGTGCTTCACCGGTGTCTTCAAAAACTCCGATGCGGTCTGCAACGTCGCAGTAGGCGTTCCATGCGGCTTCGGCTTCAGGGCTGAGTTTGTTCTTAGTCATTTATTCCCAAAAGGTTGATAATTAGAAGGGACAGCAAGAAACAACCGGCGATAGTACCAAGGGTTGAGTACAAAATTTCAAACATTGTTGCCTGGCAGTTGTTTCATGGCCCTCTCAGTAGAAAAATTGTGTAAAGCCAGTGACACCTCGTCTCCAATGGCGTCCTCTATGTCATTGAAGCAGGAACCAGCGTAGGTTCGCCACGACTGAGTCTCTTCGTCAAAGTCTTCCAACCGGGTCTCCACGATTGTTCGGTACGGTTCGTAAATCGCGAGGATCGTGTCAAATTGCGCCTGGGACAAGCTCACCCTATATGTGTTTATCCCGAGTGCTTCAGCAATCTGAAGAGATGTGTTTGCACTGAGATACCCAATAACGACAAGATTGTGATTCCACATTACGTAGGACTCAAGGGTGAGACCAGGGATGCTACTCATTTACTTCACCATTCATCAATAGGTTTTCGTTCTAGCCTTGGGGACCCGTCGGCCCCTCAAGTTCGATGGCAAGAGATATTAGTTTCCCCTGGCGAATTGTCTTTAACCCGAACACAAGGTCGGGCTCGCACAGCTCAGCAATTGCGCGGAGTACAGCGGCAATCTTTACACGACGATTCACCAGCTCATGGTACCCGTTAAAAGCATCGTCTATTGACTGTGCATCAGGACTTAGGCTCTCAGATGACTCAGTAGGCATTCTCGTCTCCGATTAGATTTACAAGTTCCTGAATAGTCATTTTGCGAAGGTCTTCGATCATGATCATGGCTTCTGTTGCCATCTTCAGTCCAAAGGAGTAACCTTGCTCATAACCTTCTCTTCCTGCTTCGTTATACGCCCCGTGCCACTCTAAGTTTTTTTGTCTTAAGTGTCTGTGACTCTCAATTAGAGATGCAACAGTAAGTGGTTCCAGGGGTGTATATTCTCCGTGAATTTCGGAGTCGTAGTCAGCAAGGAGCTTGTCGTCGTCAGTCATTTTGTTCGTGCCTATAAGAGTCATCTTGGTCCAGCCTCGCCTCTAGCTTAGCGATCTTTTCGTAAAGGTCTACAATGGTGTCAATTAGGTCTTCGTAACACAGAGTCGGAGACTCTCTGTCTTCTGAATGCTTGGTGTAACACGTTTGCCACTCTTCGGGCTTTGTGTAATAGCTGTAAGGGTGTAGTGTCATTAAGCTTCCATTTGGTTTTAAACTAGTCTAGGGTCGTTAAAAGATCCAGTGAGGATAAAACAACTTCTAAGGCTCTTTTGTCGCCAATACAGTTCTCAATTAAATTAGCCAGTTGGTCACGAGTTAAGCCAGGTGGGGATTCCCTTATCATTAGAACCGCAAGGGCTAATCCCTCGTCCAAAGCTGCTAAGGTTTCCTGTTTCAGGATGGCCCTTAAAAAGCTCTCTTGCTCAAGGGTGAATTCCTGAACCAACCTAAGATCAACCTTCTCCCCAATCTCTTTAATACACTGAAGGGTCTTTTCATCGTAAGTCATTGGTTTCGGTTTGTAAGTGATTTGAGTGGTCTTAAGGCAAGCCCAAAAATGTTCTTAAGGCGCCCAGCAAGTTTTGAGAGGGGTGATACTTCTGTAGTAGGGTAGGGAATGAAAGAACCTGTGTCCAGCCACCTTTGCAAAACAGTAACCAGGGACTGAACCTGTTCTTCCCCAAGGTGCATTCTATCTTCCCCTTGGCCCAACCAAACCGCAGACGTCCCTGGCTCCCAATAAACGGCAAGGGAGCTTTGTTGCAGGCTGCACTCCTTGTTGTATAGATCTTGAAAGTCAATGACCTCAAATCCCCTCTCGGTGCGGGTCACCAACCCAAGTTCCCCGGTGAGTTCGAGATCTTCCATTGCTTCCTCAAAGGAATATGTTTTTTCTTCTCCGGACTCAACACGCTTTGCTATGGCAATGGCATCGAGAACGTCCTCGTCACTCCAATTCGTGTCCTGGAACCAGTTCGGGTAGTAGCTCTGGATTCTCGCTATCAAAGTTCGGTTAATCATTCTCGTTGATTTCGCTCAGTGTTTGCCTTTTCAAGGAGGTCCGGTCGTATCGCTTACCAACCCAGTGTGGGCAGCTGTGACCCCAGTCGGGCTTTGTGCGTGTGTCGAGAAACTCACACAGTCCTGAGGCTAATTCACCTCCTTTACCGCCGTTTTCTGCCACAAGGGGATCTTTTTTCCACTTGGTGTAGCAGGCACAGGATCCACAGCTTTTGCTCATGCTTCGCCCCCCACGTGTTAGGCCATCTTTCACTAAGTATGCCGGTTTTCTCCAGAGAAGTAAAGGCGGGAAACCGTCTCGAAGCAAACGGTCAACCGTACTTTACACAGGGAAGGACACAGAACTATTCCGGTGTCGCAAAGTTTCGAGGTAGGACTGAATTGGGGGACGACAGCAAAAGACGGTACATTTCTTCTTCGAGCCCCCTTGTGACATCTTTAGCAATTAGTCCGGCGAGTCTTGAAACGGCTTCTGCACTCTCCTCACACCGCCCGTTTTTGTACTCCGATAAAATGGTTGAGAAAGTTGTAGATCGTGTGAATTTCTTTCCATTTAGGGTCCACCCTGCTTCTAGGGTGGTTTCCCTGGAAAGAGGGTCTAAGTACCCTTCAACTCCAACACTCAGTGAGTTTTCGGGGGCAGCGACACCTTTCGTGTGCAAGGTTCGAAAGTGGTCAGAAAGCTCTTGCCATTCTTGGAGTTGCTGTAGAGGTGTTTTTTCGTTCATCTTAGGGTCTAGTGGTGTTCAAGTTTAAATGAGCGGAGCCAGGTTCCGGATCAGCGGGTCAACGGCGTAGCTTCCTTAGAAACTTTGCGGTTGCTGGGCAGGGCCAGAGTAAAACGTGACCACAAACGTCCAAAATTCTCACCCTGTGCCCGATAACAGGTAGATCGTAGTCTGGGAGTGCGGAAAGGAGCCTTGCAAAGCCCACAAGCAGGTAAGTTACGGCAAGTAGGGCGAGCATGGGGGTCTACGGTTAACTATGCCGGTAGTATAGCTTGGGATTTTTCTGGTAAAGTTTGTCGCCTTTTTCATATGCGGTCTCTGGATCGCCACTGGTAGCACCAATCTTTGTCGGCATTGACTTCCTTCGGTGGACCTTGTATGTGGCACTTTGTGGAAATTCGTTCCGCTACCAGGCCGTGTGTGTTAGGAATCGAGGCTAGTACAGGGTTTATAACTAGGGTAGAAACCGAGTAGTCACAAGTTGAGCATTGTCTCTTATTGTCCATGTTCTTTCACTAAGACGCACTGGGGTTTACAATTGCCCACCAAGGTAACCAGTGAGTGTAGTTGTAACCGCTCCCTGAGAGGTTATATTTTCTAACTGGCCAGTCAAATTGTAACATTTCCCACGTACCCTCAACTGCTGATCCGTCTGCGTCGGTTCTCCACCACCAACATAGTTCTTCGACGTCAGAATCGGAGAGCGTAGGTAGACGGTCAGAAACACTTACAGGGTCAAAGGTTTCACCGGGAGCAGCTCTGTAGAGCTTACTCTCTGCTTCTCTATCTTTCACCAAGCCATGCTCAGTTTTAGCAGAAATCTGCAAGGCTTTCTCTCGTGCTTCGCGCAAGTTCATTTTAAACGGGGGCAGGGAATTGAGTTGTATGACAACCAATGAGTGAGACCGTATTCTTCCCGAGACTCTAAGTTCTGGCTGTCGTACCTCATAAGTTCCCAACAGTCGCTACAACCGATTCCTGGGCAAAACACCCAAAACTCCCCGTTTGTACTACAGTCTTCCGGTCCAGGGTACCGCTCGGTAAAGGGTACGGGTACTTGCGTCGTCATGCTGGAGAAAGGTCAGTGTATGTAATGCTAGGTAAGGTGTAGCGGCTTCCCAATTGCCCTGCTTCGTTGCTTCCGCTGCAGTTGAACGAGTGGTGAGTTCCTTTTGGACACCTTTTGTTGCCGCAAGTTGGACAAACGGCCATAGGATGAACCAAAGGTTGCGCTGTGGCGTTTGCCCTTTCCTTGACACAATAAAAGCACGGGCACCCCTGTTTGTACAATGTATCAGCCATTGAGCTCTTTTAGAGCTTTGCCACCTTCTATCAAAGCTTTCACAATAGTGCTTGTAATCTCGGGTAGGTACCGTCCGTCTTTCACAATATTCCCCATGAATTGCAGGGCGATTTCATTAAGTGAAGGTACGTTGGGCCTGCGTGCTTCACGAAGTTCCTGGTCTTTACCCACCCACCCGTCGTCGGAACTAAACTGAGGATCTTCTTGTAGGCGCAACCATTCGCAGCAAGCATCAAGCTCTTGGTCGGCGCCCCATTGTGCGGCCTTGTCGGCGAGGATGTTTAGATCACCATCTCGCTCATAATACCCCTCGCTAGGCCACCAACTATGAACTAGTTCGTCGGGGACTTCAATCGAATTGTGCTGAGTCATTGCGTCGGAATTTTGTTCAACTGGATTAGATACATTCGGGCCAGAAGGGGGAGAACCATCTTTAGTCAAATCCCACTCTTTTAGGGACTCTCGAAACGCTGTGCGCAGTCCTTCGTCAACTTGCTCAAGGGTTTGTGGTTGTGGTGACCAGCTGTCAAGTGTACTCGCTGATTCACCACGTAGCGCCTTCTCAAGGTAGTGTAAACACCCGCACTAGTACGCCACCGGGCAACCACCCTTGGAATCTCTTCAGTCCGGCCCACCCACCATGGGCCTTCCTGATGAATCACTGCTGTAACGGTTGTTTGGAGTTTAATTCTTTCTTCTCGGTTTGTCATTCGTAAAACTTGTCAAGTTTGGAAAGAACCTCACGTCTCGTGGGTAAATTAAGTGCCATGCGCAACGTGTCGTTTTCGTGTATCAAAAGTATTACCATATCTGGCGTAGTAACTTCGCATTCTGGGAATTGCGACCCGATAAGGGTTGAAATTCTCATATACTCCGTTTTGTAGTCAGTTTCTTCCATACTAGAACCTTCGGTGTTGGCTTAAATGAGTTAAAAGTGTGGCATCAAGGTCGCACAGTTAGAACCGTCTTGCCGGAGTCGAAGGGCAATCCATAGTCTCTTGAGCAGCGGTTCTTTTCTGTACCGTTCTAACCTCCCTTCAGTAACCTTAAGGGAGTTTACTAAGGCACGAGCATCATTCTGGGACTTCTCAAGGTTTCGCCCTAGCGTCCAAAGTTTCTGCCCTTGATCATACACTTTGTCCTCAAGCTTAACCACCTTATTACGGAGTTTGGAATTAATGTAGGTGGATAGTATCCTTTCGGTCTGAGGCTCAATCGCAAATAAGTGAAGGTAGGAGGGGTCGTAGTTCCCAGACTTCCGGCCCCCGTCGTAACTCTCCAAGTATAAACGTTCAACCTCAGGAAGATCATGAAGAGGTAAACTTGAGCAGAAACCAACCTCGTGTAGTGGGAGACTTTCTACGTGATTCTTCCTCGTGAGTGAAACCTTGTTATCCGGGTCACCTGTAGGTATGCGGAATAGCTCGTCAGGGTCTAAGAGTGGAGCGTACCTGACGTATTTGTCATTGTCATAAACGGGTACGACCGTTTTAGTTAGAGTGTATATTGTGGCGTTTCTCATTTTTCAGTGGTCTAGGGGTGTGAATTAGTATGCTGGACCGGAGTCGAGGTAAAGGTTCCCTGGCGAGGTCCCCCTAGTCGGGCTCGTCCGCCGATAGGGTCCCGTCGAGGTTTACTTCGACACTCGCCACCAGCGACTGGAGTCGTTCGGCCCACTCCCCAAGACCCGTTGAGTCTGGAGGCGCAACGGGCCAGTGCTTAGCCTCGTATTCCTCTACCAAAATTATCAAGGTCTCTAACCGGTTGTACTCGGGGCTACCTTTCGAAGCGTCCCAGTAGCGGTCGATGTCCTTAAGGGCAAGGTCGTACTCGGTTTCGTTTGCGAGAGGTTTAACGGATTGCATGGTGTCTTGGCGCGTGTGGCCTGAATTAAATTGTTGTGTCTCTAGTTAGGATCCCTAACTTATTCGGTAAGACGACAGGGGTTCCACCGCAAACTTTGCAGTAGTCCTCGGGTTCAGTTTCAAGGGTTAGAAGCCGATGTTTGTTATTGTACTGAAGTTCATCTAACCGCTCCCTCACCTTGATGAGTGACGCGAGTGGGAACAACCACCTCCCATCAGACTGAAAAGCACCGGGAAAGTACCCGCCTTCAAGCCAGTTACTGACACTTTCGTCGGAGTCAATCTCAAGGAAAGCTGTAGCTTGCTCAGAGTCGTATAGGTCTGCTTTTGACACGAGAAAGAAATTTTCAGCTATCGATTGCAGAACAGCATTGTTGTCTCGGATTCTTTCCGCAACAGTTATTGAATCGGAAGGTGCTGAGTAATCCATCGTGTTATGTCAGGGCTATAAGGTTTACCCGGTGGGTCTTTCGGGGGGCGCTACTGGTTAGTTTCCGAAGGAGGGTCAAACCGGTGAAGTTCCTGAAGCATTCTAGCGTACATGGACTCAATCGTGTAATGATCGACTAAAACACGACAGTTTGGGTGGGCTCCCTGAAGTTGCATTGCCTGGAAGTCAAAGTTTTGTAGCCTACCTGGAGTCTCGAACTTTATGCCCAGCCTACGGGATTCCCCTGGCCCGAACATACTGTCGAATTCGCACTCCATTTTAAGTGCGTAGTCGTGATGGCAGGCCAGGACATAAACCGCCCTCCCCTCGGAAGCAAGGCAATACGCTTCCTTGAGCATTCGAGTAGTGCGACCTGTTTGCTTTAGGTTGTCGAAAGGTGCTGTTGTTGTTGATTTTATCATAGAGGAATCGGGTGCCTGGAGACCGGGATCGAGCGTACAAGCTTGGACAATTTGCTTAAGGTGACATCGAGATAACCGCCCCATTTTCTCATTTTCTCGTCTAATTCTCTCAGTTTCTTCTCTGAACGCGGCATTTCGAGCAGCCAGCGCTTCTGTTTCTCGTTGAAAGGGTTTCAGCCAGTCTGGGCAGTTACTCATTGCTCCCCTTTCGTAGTAAAGTCAACACTCTCAGTGTTAACCCTGTCAACGTTAATTGCATGAATGTCATCAATTCCAGACTTGGTCACGATCCAGCATCCGTCCCAATGGTCGAATGTGACCCATCGCTTTGTGCCAAGGCACCCGGTCACTCGTAGCCTGTCTCCCCTTTTTTCAGAGTGGTTTTGGCACTATCTGTAGCCAGCTTATATAGCCTTACGCGTCTAGCTCGCTCCTCTTCAGTGTGGGTCATAATAGAGATCTCATTGAAACTTCGCAAGCCTTCAACCAAAGGGTGTCACGGCCAATCCTGTCGGCGATCGTCTTCAGCTCAGATACATCACAAGGTACCTGTAGCCAAGTTTCCTCTGGGTCTTTGTTTGGTGTGTATCCAAGGGAGAACCGGCTTGCTTTCATACAAAGGTGCCCTTCGTTGTCCATACCGTATTCCTCCCCCGTTACGTCAGTAACGGTGTGTCCCGACAGCAGGACTCTGAGTAGGATTTCTATGGGTTCCTTTAGGTTTTGTTCAGTTGTCATTAGTTTTGGGTCTGTTTTCGACAAAACTGCAATTAGAGGGGTCAGTGTGGTAGAAAAACGTCCATTCATATTGATAGTCACACTCCCAAAGGGGAAGTCCGATGGCCATCACCTCTTCTTCTAAATCATCCCAACTAGGCTTATTTTGCAAGGCAGCAGTAATTGCCCTGTCGTACTCCTCGTCTTCTACGAAGTGAGTTTTATAGAGATTGACCACAGGGTGGCCTTCAGCGTAGTTAACCATAATGCCCTCCCAACCCTCTTCCTTAAACTGATTAAGTTTTTCTCTGAAATCTTCAAGCTGTGTATTCAGTTCCTCTAGAGTATTCCAATACAAATAACGAAAAGGGAGTACGCAATCGAGTTTCTTGTACTCCTTGACAGGCTTGAGGTAAGTTAGTTTGGGCTTTGAGGGGTCAGTCATGGCAAGTTACCGTAAGTGTATAGGAGCTTGATGGCAAAATTCACCACGATGTCGCGAATATCTGTATCTTCAACGTAGGGTGAATAGACGCATCCGTAGTTATTCACGTAGACTAGGTCCGTAGACTCAGCCAGTGCAATGATTTGCTCAGGGGTAGGGAGTGGTGGGGGACGGTGACTGGTTGACACACCGGCAGCAACCATTTCCTTAACTTCAGCAACAAATTCAAGGCAAGTTACTCTTTCAGGGCACGTAAAGCAGTCGTTCTCTGCAATTTCGGTGTAGGACTTGGCCCTGCCGGGGCTGTAGCATTCTGGCTTTTTGCGAACTCGATTAAGTCTCCTCAAGAATCACCTTCGTCGGAATTTTGTAACCGGGCTTGTATTTCCATGTAAAACATGTGGTACTTGGCCATTCGCTTGAGATCGTTTTCGGTGACACCTTTCAGACGCCGAACGTCAGTATTGTGCCTCAAGTCACAGAGCTTCACTCTCATGGCGTCTTCGTTTGAGAAAACACGGAACTTGTACTCTTCGTAGGTTTCCCCCGGTGCTTTCGTTAGGCATCGAATGCCTTCGATAATTCGGGCAGTGAACCCCTGATCACGTAAATCTGCGTAAGTGACCTTGGTGTCTTCAATAATGTCGTGACCGAGCGCAATGCACTGAAGCTCAACATCGTCGGTCTTCAGGTAATGCATCACCTTGAGCGGGTGCAAAATGTAAGGGTTGCCACCCTTGTCGTACTGATCGGCGTGGGAGTTGGTCGCCAGTACCAGCATTTTATTGAGGAGTTGTCCTTTCATGTCTTTCTCGGGAGCGTTTGTCTTGTAACTACTATAGCGTTTTCTCTTCGAGAAAACAAGGCGGGAAACCGCCCCGGAGCAACCGGTCACCCATCGTGCTTCGCTACCTCCCTAGCCCGGTCCCGCATTGAGTATATGCGTCGGCATTCATCGTCGGTGAGCCCAAGGCCCTTGCTACGAAGGTCACGAGAACAGGTAACTGTGTTCAAAATTCTCGACAAAGCCCAGGTAAAGTCCTCCTCGGTGTAGTTTGAGCGAGGAGCCCAGTCTGTGGTGTGGCGCCAAGGGTGGGTCTTTCCTGTGTTCCGGTAGTAGGCCACGCTCTCGAAACGAGTATGTAGGTACCCGTTCTCGTCTTCTCCCAACAAAACTTCAATGGCACCGTCCGGGTCCATGTCATCGAAGTCGGGTAAATGGGGTGGATAGTTAAAGGTGGTGCCGGTCATGCTTACTCTCCAGGGTTTCTCGTCTCAATGCTCCCACGATTCCCCTGAGACTTGAGTTTCTGTACCCTTGCATTTTCTCGTCGTATAGCCAGTTCAAGCCCGTCAAGACTTGAAACCTGGGGAATTCCGTATTGGCCACAGAAAATGTCAACGTTGCCCTTGCGGTGGAACCCCTCTGGGCAACACACAACCGTTTTTCTGACAGCGTAGAAACCGAATCCGGCGACGAAGCCAAGTTCGAGCAAAGAAACAGGACTAATGGTACCCGGTGCCAGATACATGACAACCATGCCAGCCATCTCTAGGGCATCAAGCTCCCACTCAACCTGCTCTCGAAACACCGGGTTATCGGCGCTTTGAACCCAAGTTGGGTCCCAATCGTCGCGTCGCGGATTGTAAATGTCAATGTCAATGTCAGCAAGACTACGTTCGAGGTCAGCTTGCCAGTCGGGTGCAGAGCCCATTTCTATTGAACCTGCAAGAAATACACTGAGCCTCGACGAGAAAGGGGGTAGCTGTGCCGGTGGTTTGTAAATAGTTGCCATGGTTTCAAGGTTAAGTAGTTGTGATTAAATTACCAGGAAATTAAAATGTGAAGGGTCCCAACTAGTCTAACCTTGTACCCGTCTTCTTCTTCTAGAACTCTAGCAACTTCCCCTTTAGTGGAGTAATCGCAGTCTCCAAGGTAAACGTTCGTATACTTGACACCGTAACCCCTATTAATATCCTCACGTATGGCTTTGTAGCAGTGCTCCAAAAATCTCCTCACGGTTTCAGGGTTAGCTTGTGGGTCCGGGGGAGTTACAAACCTCTGTGAAGCTTCAGCAGCTGTGATTCGGTTTGAAACTTCAAGGTTTAGCATTGTTGTTGGGTACTTGACTCGGGAGTTACACTAAGTATACCGTTTCTGCTCCGCAGAGACAAGCCGGGAAACCGCCCCAGGGTGAACGGGAAACCGCCTAAGCAAATGACTCGCTTAAGGGGAACCCTCTGAAAGTGGGGGCAACGGCAATGGTACCGCACCGGGAATAGCCTTAGGCACCCCGATCTTGCGCTCTTTCGGCGGTCCCACTTGCGCGTCTGCGGACAGGCCCCCGTAAGCCGGTGCTTCCAAGCCTGTTGGACTGAAAGTTGGTCCAGGTGAGGGAGTGTTGGAAAGCTCTGTGAACTCAGGGGGAAGGCTCGGGGGAGCTGAGCCAGGGGGCGAGAGACTAACCACAAGGTGGTTGAGACAGTCGGTATAAGGGGGCATTGCACCCGTTTCTACTATCTTCTGGGAGAGGCTCGTCCTCTGAGTGTGAACCCACTCGGACAAAATCTGCGAAATTTTGTCGGCCCAAAAGTCTGCGTTCTCTTCGTCGTTGCCCTCCTGGAGAAATGCACCTTGAATTTGGCTCCAAAGGGAATTTGACTTTCGTTGGGCCCGTTCGAGCTCAGCGGTTAGGAACGAAATTTGTTCCTTAAGCTTTTCAATTAGTTCTTGGGAGTTTGACATTGCTTAGTTTCGTTGTTGCGGAGTACGGTATTCAAACTTGGGGTCGTAATAATAATGCTAGTAAGTTGTCGAAAGTGGGTGGACCGCACCGCGAGGGCAAGGTTAACATCCCTGGACTTCAGCCAGAAGCTGCCCCAACAGCCGGTCAACCACCGGCCACTGGTCGGAAGTGCGGTACTTGCGCAGGCGGATCACGTGCGATATCTCAGCGGCCAGCGCCTGAGTCCATAAGGGTTCGCCTAGCCGTTGTCTCAAGTGGGCGCACAGAGGCGCAGGGTCACATCCTGGGTGTGATTTGAACAACCGGTGATAATCGCTGTGGACAGACTGTAGCAATTTACCTAAGTCGAGAACGTAAGACTGAAACAAATTAGTCTTGAAATTAGGGTCGATCAGAACTATTCCCCCGTTATTTTCTACAATGATGTTTTCAAGCGTTAGGTCACCATGCGAGAAGGAGGAAGGTAGTGGAACTATTTCGTCGAGGAAATCGAAAGTTCGACGAACTATCTCGCTGTCTGTCAGAGAAACGTGCTCTAAGTGAAGACGCTCTTTGTAAGACCCCCAGTCCGTGTGTCTTGACGCTGGGAGCTTAGACCAAATGAAGACCTGGTCTACCAAAGTGTCAATCAAACGTGTAGATTCAATTTGTGTTCCACAAACACCTTCAATAAACTCAATGTCGTAATCTGAGTCCGACACACAGATTGTTTGCGGGAGGCGAACACTTGGTGCCAAGGTATACCGAGAAGCAATGCGAAACCACTCGCACTGCTCACCGGCATCCTTACACTTTTTCCGTATGAAATCCCCAGAGAAATCCAGGGTGGCCCCACTACTTCCCTTCACTAACAAGCTCCCGAATGCGAGCGCAATCCGCCTCGTAAGTTAAGTCTCCCCATATCACACCCATGGAAGAAAGTGATACTGCTTGACGATTCTCCGCCATGTTTATCATATCCGTAATTTCAACCTCGCCACGGTCGCTCTTGCGAAGGTCACCAATGGTGTCAAGGTATCCCGCAGGGAAACGGGCAAAACCACAGAAGTAACGGCCTTCGAGTTGTCCGTGTGGTTTTTCAATCACATAGTTGTCGATTACTGTGGCGAGTTGAAGATTTCGTGGATTTAGTGACTTACGAAGATATGAAAACCACACTGAGTTCTCAAGGTCAGAGCCAAGTAAAACTCGTTCGGCATGGGGGATCGTTCCGTGGTAGTAATTATCCCCAAACAGCACAGTGAATGGGCCGTTGATCACGCCTGCCCACGTAGTGATCGCAGCTCCTGGTCCGTAAGTTTCCTCACTCTGGAAACGAACGATCGGGTCGCAAATCTTGGAAACTTCATCTAGAACAGGGTGGTAAATGCGAGTCCCGTCGGTCTTAATCGCCGAGCGCGAGAGCGTCAGATAGATGTTTTCCGCACCGTTTTCAAGAGCGAACTTGGCAGCCAGGTAAGGAAGTGACACCCCGTCAAACTTTTCCTCAAGTTTGTTTCGGCCAAACCGAGTACTACGACCGGCAGCAAGAATGAGTGCGTTCTTCATTGTTCAATTTCCTTATATTTTGCGGAGAACTGAGCGGGAGTCATTGCTTTGTCGTCTACATAGTATGCCGCCCAAGGTTTTCCAACCAAGATGGTATCGTAGGGTACATCGAATTTAGTGCAGAACTTTTCGATTTCCTCGATAACTTCTTGTCTCACACTTTCGATGTCACCGTCTGAACGACCCATTCCCCTCGCTGTATTCAAGATGATCGTCCACCCTGCATCCTTCATTGCTCGCATACCCACAATTACTTCCATCTTCGGTAGAGAGTTTTCGTAATCGCGGTTTTCTGTTGTGAGGATGGTGTCGTCAACATCGAAAACGATGGTTTTCTTTGGGTCGGGAATCATTGGTAGCCGGAAGCTGTTCTAAACATAGGGGAGAGGAGCTTATAGTAAAGGGCGGAAAACCGCCCTGGTGATCAGTTAAGCACTGAGATTGTCTCGTTTGTGATGGTTTTGAGGCGGATCTCCGAATACCGGGAAAGCCACTCATCCTTTGTTCGACGGCTCTTTGGACTCGCGAGGTCCGGAAACTCAGCACAAAGTTTCTCTACGGTTTGGTTATTAATCTGAAGCTTTCGCTCCAGGTCTTCGCAGGTTCCGCCACCGCCTGTGTGCTGTTTAGCTTTCACACAGATGTTGTCGAATCGCAGTGTCCCGTTTCCATTAACAGTGTGGTACAGAGACAAGAAGTAGTCGTCCTTCATACTGTACTCAGTGATTAGCTCAAAGGCTGGGTCGCCTGCGTAGAAACCAAATGCGTGGCCCATAATGAACTTGAGCCCCACAGTCACCTTTGGGTGAAGAAAACCCTTGTTGCGAACGGCATAGAAACCGAACAGGCCAATATCGCGCCGCTTGCACATTCGGAATCCTCGATCAATAAGCTCTGATAGCTCCACCACGGTTTTCAGGCGACACGGGTGGTCGAGTGGCTTCTGAGTCCCCTCAAGGTCTTTTAAGAGCTCAAGTTCCTCAACGGCGCTAACGTCGTCGTCGAACGAAAAAACAGGAGTCCCTTTGTCGTAAAAGTTAGAGATGAAGTGACGTTGTTTTGTCAAACCCTTTTCACCAACAACGATATTGTATGTAGGATTTGAACTCTGGTAAATTTCCTTCTCTTCATCGTTTGCCACGAACAAAGTCACGTGGGAACAATTAATGTCTGTTTTTTCAAGGTAATTCAGAGTGAGTTTCTTCACTCCGTCGGGCCTCCCGTAAGTTGGGATGGCAATCTGATAGTCCATATTTAAGTGTAGTTGATGTGACTGTTGATGGAGCGTCAAGAGTAGACGTCTGCTGCGTCCTCTTATCTCCGACTGTGTTATCCGGTGGTTAAACTAAGTTGCAAAAGATAATTTGTCTCCAGCGAGACACCAGCATGTCAGCGTACTGCTGTCGAGTTGGTGGGTTCGATTGCGGGTCGCTATTTTCGTAGAACCCAAGCGACCACGCATCGTTAAGTTCAACTAGGCAGTACCGATTCAGGTCAGGCCTCCAGCCGATGTCAATCGTGTAAGCACCAGGCGCAATATTTGCCTCTAGCACACCCATAATCTCTTCAATCAGGCCGAAGTCGGGTTCGGGGTTTCTTACGGGCTTGTCGTCATACCGCGACCACCCCTGAATTTTACCACCCCCAATGAAGTCGTGAATGTAGAACCGAAATTCCGACTCAAAGGGCACAGCCTGAGAGATCCACACTGAAGTGTTATCAGAAATTAGTCCAGGTATCTTCAGTTCGAGCTCTCTCTTGATGTCCCCGGTAAACAACTTTATTGCGGTTGGCTTCACAAAGTCTTCCAAGGTTGCTTCACCGTACACTCCTTGTCGAACGGACCTCATAAGGTACTTTTTCAGTTCTGCATTACACCCGTAGGAAAAGTCCTCAGGTAGCACAATACCTACGTGTTCACTGTAAGCTTGAACAAATTCCACCGATCCCACAGGAATCAATGTAGCCATGAAACCTTTAGGGTCTAACTTCGACAGATCATAAAACGAGCAATATTGGACAGGGTAACAGGAGAAACTACACGCAACCTTTTCGATTTGTAGTGGTCCTCCGGACTGGAGTAGGAAAGTAGGATTTTTCATCACGGTGGGTAATTAGTTAGGAAACAACGACAGTATATTGGCATTAACCCACTGGGCCTCTTCTCTCGACAACTTCAGCCACAGAAGGTCAAGCTCGTCGAGCAAGGCCTCCTCCGCGTCCTCGTTTCCCTCTCCCCTTAACTTCAGGGACAAGCTAAGTTTTTCGCAGTAATCTTTAACTTTGTTAGTCATTGACACGTAGAGTCAAGATTGGATCGAAGCATATTGCAGAAAATACGACCTTGTTCAATAGCATCCTCTACAGCGATGTGAGTATGCTTGTTTTCGAGGGGAAACCACTCTTTCGGGTAGTTCCGTTTGGTGGACTCCCGGTATCCTCTTTTGAGCAAGGCCATAGCATAGGTCTTACCGTCAAGCGCCGAGAAGCTAAATGGGGACTGTCCAGTGAACCGAATAAGGTACCAATACACGAAAAGAAAGTCAAACCCTGCAGGAAAACCCACGAACACTGGAGAAACTTTTCGAACATTCGCTTGAGAGAACGAGCTTGCTGTAGCACTGACCCATTGAGAAAAGGCGAGCATGGCTCGGTCGGCAGGTAAAACCTTCTCTCTGGTTGCTCTGTAGGCCTCCGGGTGAGACTCCCACCACGCTTGGGTAGTGGGGTCCGGGTCGGCTCCGGGGAGGGTCTCTAGGTTCACAGAGAAGGTGCCCAGGAGTTTTCCGTCAGGGGAAAACGCAGCCGACCCAAGCGAAAGCATGCTGTTAGGTCCGGGGATCGGTCCGTCGGTCTCAACGTCTGTGCTGAAGTAGATTTCCATCTGTGGCTCGTTTGTCTTTGGTTATTTTACCGTGTCTACGCTGTAGAAGCAAGGGCGGGAAACCGTCTCACCTCTTACCCGGAATGAACAAATTTGAGGCAGGTTCGTCTTCAATGCGAATTGCTTCCTTGGCGGTCAGGTCGTTGGTTCCTTCGATGCGAGTAAACGTTAGTCCGTACCCTTCACTCTCGGCTTGAGATGCAACGGAGTAGAGCCCCAGCGATCGTACAATAAGGTCACCCTCCGACAAGCCCTCTCGTTGAGCAAGTGCCCGGAAAGCCTCAGCGAAGCTTACCGGGAGTTCCACCGTAATGGTTGTTGTTGCTTCAATGGGTTCAATACTCTCCGAGGCAACTTGCCGCTCCGCATCGCCACCGTTAAGCTGTTTGTTTGTGTCCATTGTTAGTAATGCTGTGTTTTGTTCGTTAACTGCCGCTTCGGCGGCTTCAGGGTTAATTCTCGGTGCCCCAATAGTTAGTATTTGAGCAACGTTCTAAGCCGTGTTCGGCTTTATACGTCATCCATTCCGGTGATTTCCACATTCCGCTCCAAACACCATTCCAGGTCTTGTGACCCTTTCCATACTCCTTGTGATTGTCTGCTGCGTATCGCATGAAATCTCGGCGGCACTCCTCACACTCCATATCGTCAAGAGCGGTCATGCGCTCTCGTGAATAGAAAACGAACGAAACTCGTTCAGCGTCAGGCGTCTTCGGAATCATTGCAGTGTTACCGTGAATCAGTCCCTGATTGTCACCGGCAATAAAGTCCCCATCACGAAGGTCGAAAGCGCAACGAATTTCAGGGAACACAAGGTAATGGCCGTCATATTCCCCTTGAGTAATTGCAGTAAGAACGGCAATACCACCTTCGCAGTTATTACCGTCGTAGTGCATCGCACAACGGAAGTTCCAGTTTAACGTAAGGGCAGTGAACACCGTACCGAAGAGGTTATAGTGCGGGTCTTTCACGTTACTGAACCGTTCGTGAAGGCGGTCCCACCGAGGGTTTTCCGGAGTGTTTAGGGTCTCTTTGAGTGCGGAACAAGCTGTCTGATAAATATCCGTGTGGCTTACGAACCCCTCATAGTCTTTTACAGTTGTTGCGGTCAAACGACCGTAAGGGTTACGTGCACCCCTATCAAAAGCACCAATCACGTTGGAATAGCACTTGTTTGAACGGTATTGTTTTCCCACATACCTGTCGTCGGCACGTTTCGCCTCAGAAACCTTGTCCTTAGATACACTCCAAGTCTTGGATAGCCACGTCGGGAACCACTTCGCAAGTTCTCTACCCTTCGCTTCCTTCAGCTCTACCTTTCTTTCTTCGCTCAGCGTTTTCTTGCGAAGTTCCTTCTCGATAGATTCTAAAGCTTTCTCAATTTCTGGGAAGTCCTTTTTAACATCATTCACTCGGACAGTGAGCTTTGACATGTCGGGGGAGAGAGAAGCAATTTTCAGTGCCTCTTCCAAGTCAGTGACTTGACCGGCCATCGCCTTCTTGAAGAAGTTTAGAATACCGTTGGTTACCCTTATCTCGAGTTGGGTAGTTAGTTCTCTACCAGCAACTAGGCCTCGTTGGTCTGAGTACAAGTCTCTTGCTGCCCAGCGGAAGTATTTCCAAGTTTCCGGGCTACCTTTCGAACCATCGCGCAGCTTCGGAAAAAGTGCCTTACGAAAGGCAACAACTTTCACTCCGCCCACATAAACGTCGCAGTCTTCTTGAATAAGGTTGTCGTAAGAGGTTTCGTCGGCAAAATAGCCAATATAGTCTTTCGGGTCGCACTCGTATAGTTTGTCGAGGTCGATTCGGCGGGGCTCTTGGCGAGAGCGTAAATCACAGACAACGGCTTCACTTACAGAACAGTTATCGTTGCATTTTTCATTTCCGGTTGAAGCGGCTTTAGAACTCTTCGTTAAGTTTTCTGTCACAAATGTCATCTTTGGTTGATCGGGAGGAATTATTACCCAACGATGTTAACTGGCTCTTTTTCTTGCGACTAAACAAAAGAGTTGACCCTAGTAAAAGGTGTCACTAATTAACATCAATCACACACTCTTAAAGAGTATTGGTTGGTGATTCAGGTAAGGTTGAAACAACGGTTAGCAGCAGCTTGTATGAACTTTTCTCCCTGTCCTCGAGAGGCACAAGTTCGTTTAGAGCAAGCAAGGAAAGCTGCTTGAGTGTTGGGCCAGATGGCGAACCAAACTGTCGTACTAGCTTAGCGGGAAGACTCGGCCCGTAACCTTTTGCACCTGCTTGTTCTTTCCTGTCAAACTCCTGTGCAATTTCCTTGACTACCCACTCTGCCACCTCTTGCACAAAAAGTTCGGTTTTAGACTGGTCTTCACAGAAGTAACGTTCTCCCCATTCGTTCAATTGTTCTTGTTTAGGTCTCATAGTACATGTTTTGGTTGAAATAAAAAGAGACCCGAAGGTCTCACTGAAAGTACTCGAATTTTTGTGAGAACGCGGCCCTCATCACAGACTGCATGTTGCGAGCGATATCGAGGTCTTTGCTGCAATGAACTTTGTCGTCCAAAAGCTCAGGTATGACGAATGGCTGACTCTGTGTAATCTCGTCTTTGTAGAAGTAAATGCGGTGCTTAACTCTGGTGCTTTCACAAAGTTCGTTGATTCTCTTTGCTTCGGATACGAAATTTTCACCGTGGCCCTTAATGCCGTCGTCTCGACACTCAAGATCAAGGTACTTGTGAAGCATCTCGTGCAAGAGAATGCTTCTTGTTTTTACAGGGTCACCTGCAATTACGCGAGAGAGGCGAATTGTTCCGAACCCACGTCGTGCAGACGTTTTGTATGTGCCAAGGATTCTGCGACCCATGCGACCATCCCACTTTAGAGTGTCATATCGCGACCAAGTTTCTCCGTTTTCGTCTGTCCGAATCTTACAAGGAAGAAGGGGTAAGTCCCCGTTGAAGTAACGGGCGTTAAATTCTGCGTAGATCTCTCCAAGATCGTACATCACCGTGGGATCTGGGCAGAACCGGCGAAAGAACGACTCAGAAAGGGTCGATTTTAGTTCCATACAACTACTATAGCGTCTTACGAGTGAAAAAGGCAAGCGGGGAAACCGTCCTCGAAAGGTTCGGTTAACCGTCGCTTGCCCGGTGAAAGTGCTGCTAGAGATTAGCGATCTCAGTTAGCTTTGTAGCTGTACGTGAGCTTTGCTTGGTGCTTACCGTAGTTTCGGTTTTTGATGGACCAGCTCGCTTGCACAACTGGCATGCTTGCCGGTTTCTTGCCGACTCGGGCATCAACCTCAAGGGGGAACTCGAGTATGTCAACCGTGTTCCGATCAGGGTGCACCGCTACCAGCATCACAGAGTCTGGTCTGTCATCGTCTGCAGCGAAGCCGATGACGGAGAGCTCGGTAGCACTAGCTTTGGCCACCAGCTTGTTCTGAGTGTTAGTCACAACAACTCGTGTGATCACTCGCAGCCTTTTCCCACCCTGCGTAACAACATCCACGTATTTCCCGTCAGTCTGGTTGGCGGGTCGGCCTTGGAATACCTCACGCACGAGGTCTCGCCCCAGCCAGCGGGTGTCGAGTGCTACATCCCCCGGTAGCTGCTGACCAGAGTGGCGGTCGGCCAGAAAGCGTGTAGCGCGGATGAGAGTCTGTCCTGCGGTCTGGTTGTCACGGGGCTGGGCAGTTGGGGTTTTCATTTCGTTGTCTGATTGACCCTTTAACTATACCGTTTCTGTGGAGCAGAGCAAAGGGGGTAAACCGCCCTAGGGCAGGGGTTAACCGTTCAACCCCTTCACCAAGTCAGTCATGTTCAGCGTAGTCTACGCTGAAACCCTCCCGAGTCGCAACTATGACGTTGTCAGAACCAAACATGATCTTCATGATCGGCTCCATAACACCTGATGTGAGTAGTTTCGCCAGGGATTGTGTGGACTCAACGTCCACCCCATCAAACTTAGGGTCCTGGTCCGACCATACCCCATCCTTCTCACCGTCGTACTCACCCCAGCTCGTCAGGTCGTCAAGGTCGTCTCCTTCGGCGTTCGTGAAGTACGGGTCATGCACTCTAAACGTACACGGATCCCCATCGTTGAAATACGGGGCGTACTGAGACCAGTGTATGGCCTTAATTGCAGGGTTCTTTTCCCAGAACTCCACAAAGTACTCTTTTAGCCTCTCCTGAGCGACCCTTTGAAATTTCTCCTGTTGCTCTGTAAACTCTTGAATAAGTAAGTCGAGGGATTGTGACATGGTTTAGTCTCCGATTGGAATGAATTTGGTTTGTTTGTTGGGTGACTTGTTAGTACCAGACATCCACGGTTGTGCAACCATGTTGTTTAAGTACTTTTCGACCGTGGGAATGAACCCGAGGTCTTGAATAATGTGATCTTCGGCGATGTCTCGGGGAGAATAAGTTATTCCGGCAGAGTTTGTGCGTGTGCGACCGAACATCTGCTCAACGACAAAACACCCGAACGACGAGTGCAGCAATGCCCGGTGACGAATGTCGGGAAAGGCAATCTTGCTACTGTCAATAAAGTCGTCGATATCGGCGTAGTCGTTGGGAGAGCCTCCATACTTTCTGGCATGTATCCTCCCGTGTAGAAAAGGTTTCATATCAAATGTGGAAGTTTTAACAAAGTTTTTCGTCAGTCTTGCAAGATCGTGGCTGACTCCATGAGGTCTCCCGCTCAAGCCGAACTTTGTAAGTTTCTTTAGAAGTGTCGTACCAAAACTCAGGATCTTTTGCTCGGCACGGTGGCACATTCGTGAAGTTCTCCTCACGTGGTAAAAGCTTGGACACTTGTCGTATGCATTCCTGAGTAACCTCGTCAACCGTTTGACACCCGTCGATTGTAACCACGGGGTAACATTTCAGTCCCAGTTGTTCGTTAGGGGTTTGAAACCCTGTAAGCAAACGGTCGAAAAAAGGTCGTTCTGACCGCTCAAATCTGTCTCGGACAGTCAGCCCGTCGTTTTCTCGCCTTGAGAGCCGTCTCATAGACTCATCAACGGGAACGTCGAAAAACAGTTCTAAGTCAGGGTACAAGACTCCGCAGGCAAGTTCGTGGGCTTTCTCTACCGCTTCAGATCCCAAACCTCGTCCCCACCCTTGATAGGCTAAGGTGCTTGCGTAAAATCGGTCGCATAACACCCAGTTGCCCTTTTCTAGCTCCGGCATTATTACTGTTGCAACGTGCTGAGCCCGGTCGGCCATGAGCAGTAAAAGTTCGGCTTTCGGTGTGATCGCAGCCTTAGGGTCCTTAAGCAAGTCTCGCACACCGGGTAAACATCCTGGTTCTCGAGTTTTAACAACCTTGGTCCCTTCGGGTAGTCTCCCACTACGTGATAGCCAGTCAAACACAGCGTGGAGCTGTGTTGTCTTTCCGCAGCCGTCAAGACCTTCAAAGGTTATTAACTGTCCTGTGTAACTCATAGCGAAATTGTTCGAATATAGTTTTGGTAACGGGTAAAGCGACCTACAGACGTTTTCACGTTTAAGCTCCGACAAGCTTCACAGTAGGAGAGAAACTCGTACCACGGGGTTGTGGGATCTAAAGTCTCGAGCTTGGCCTCTGCCCATGTCTCAGAAGTACCATGGCCCTTAGTCATGTCTCAGCCAAGGGGGTGCTCTGAAGAAGTTTGCCAGATCGTCTGGGGACTGGGGTCCAACTAAATGAGAGGAGGGGTCCGCAAAGCCGAGGTTCATCCCGTCGAGAAGTTCGTCGAGAGACCCCGGCTCAGGCTCCCCCGAGATTGCCCTCCGACGTGCCTTCTGAAGGATCTCGTAGGCGTGGCGATTGTGGTCTGACCATTTCTGAATAAGGGAAATCTCCTTAAGGGAAATCTCCTCGTGTCTTGAGATACGGTCGGCAATATCTTGTAGCTGGAGTCGTGTGTCAGTGGACAACATTTGACTGAAGGGTTGGGGTACTAACCTGGAAGTTGAGCTCCGCTCAGCGTCTGTGCTCAAAGGTCGAAAGACGCCAGGGAATGTGCTAAACAGATTTCGTCTGATGCTTGCTTGCATTGCTCGGCGCAATCAATTAGAACTTGAGCGTAGTCAGCCCTACCGATGTCGTCCACTCGGTCAATGTCACGTTCGAAAGACGCTTGCTTCTCCTTGAGAAGGTCGTTTATGAGCGACCATGTCTCGCGAGGAAGTGAAACAGAAATAACGGAATCAATTTTCATGGTTGTTGTTTGGCGTTGAGGGTGTTGTTTTGGCAGGTGGGAAGCACCACGAAGTTGCTCTACCATAAGGTTTGCAACAAGCTCCTGTCTCTCTGGCACGACATTAGGTAGGTGGAAGCTCATTTCGGCCATGGTAGCCATTATGTCTCTTCTTTTCCTAGGGGGTGGTGCGAGTGTGTATGAATCATTGCATAACCTGAACACAAGGAATCCCAAGTTCTCTCACAACTTTACAGTTGTCTTGGTTGTCGTCGTACCAAAGTGAAGGACGTCCGAAATCTTCAATAATTGCGAGAGCTTGCTCGGTCTTAACGTAGTGGTCGGGGCGATCGTCCCCGTCCTCTCTCATGTATAAGGCGTCGAACTTAACACCCACACTTTGTAGCCAGTTTTCTGAGTCGGCTCGAAGACGATTTGGGCGAGCAGTGGATATAAGGATTGTAACACCGGATACAGCTAGAGATACTGCAAGTTGAACGAGTGGCAAATTGGCTCGAAGCGTTGCAACATTGTCTTCGTAATACCACTCACTCGTGAGTGTCATGTCAATATCAAACACCACTAAGGGGTTATTTTTAGGCGTCACGACATAAGGGCAATGTGAATGCTGTCTAGCTGTTGAAGCAATATGTTCATTTTCGCTGCCTCGCTCACAGCCAAATCAAGCTGTCCACGTGTCACATAAGTGGCAACTACCTGACTCGCTTGTGCCCTAAAGGTGGAGGAAAAGGCTTCGGCACACTGAGCTAAAACGAGCCAGTCTGAGTTGGGGAGACTCACCGAACGGTGAATTTCTTCACCTTCACCTTGTGTAAAGACCTGTGTAATCGCGGAAGTATGGCTCATGGGTTAGGATTGTGGTTTTTTGGCCATTTCAAGCTGAGCCTTGTAGAGTGCCACCCTCTTCTGGGTACCCTTCTTAACAAGGTTCAGATGGTTGAGTGTTCGAGTGGGGTTTGTTGGTTTCATTGGGTATGGTGTCGCCTCTTGTGAAGTTGGTTTAGGAAGAGAAAGCCCCCTATCTTAGTGAAAACCTCGATTGGTTGCCACCTTAGGTACGAAGAGGTAAGATACCACTTTCCTTCGGCATTTTTGTAAACTTTTCCCACGAGTACATCCGTAGTGGGGCACTTGTAGGTTACGAACGATGGGAAGTTAAACCCAACTCGAAGGGGTGACTTGTACGGGGCAGGTTTATCGAACACGGTTGACCTCATCCCAGTAGTCTGATCGTGGTTTGCTGGTTTTCGTCACATCTCTGACTCGGACCGTAGCTTTTCGCTTTCTAAGCATTTCAGCCAGGGTGGCCCTAAGTTTAGGGTCCGTGGTGGTATTATAGGCTTGTTCGAGTCGCTCGTAAACTGCGGCCCGGTTTGGGATCTGCAGGTTTTCCTTGTTCAGTACCTCAGAGCTGATGTCCAGGGTTCCTAGTTTACCTTGGATTTTGTTCCTTCCGAAGTTCCCCGAGACTCTGCCGTTCGTTCGCAGTTTCGGCTTAATTTTGCTTAAGTTGCTGTTTTCCATGTCCTACACATGCTCCACAGAAAGGTTGCGAGAAGCTTCGCAGGAGTACTGGAAAGCCAAGTCCATGAGGTAGTCCTCTACTTGCCTGAGCTTTTCAAGAGCCGCTTCCCGTTCCTCGCAGAATAACTCCCATGCTTCCTCATCCCTAGTACCGCGAGAGGGGCAGTTCGCTTGGATAAGCTTCTTTCGGGCATCGTGAACAGACGCCCAAACCCCGTTGTACTCAGACGCAAGGGCAGAAGCATTAGTTTCACTCTTCTCAGTGGCAGGGGTGCAGGTCATTGCTTTGCTTGCGGGTGGGACTGAGGGGTCAACTTTTGAAGGAGGCTGGCGCGGCGAGCTCTCGCTTGGCGAAGAGCTTGGGGCTTGGCCCTGCCTTTTCGTTTTCGGCCCTTTTGGCGGGGTCCAAGTTTGGAGCGGACTGAGTCGTTTTCCATACATTTACTATACCGTTTCTGCGAGGCAGAAACAAAGGGCGAAAACCGCCCCATGAAGGAGGGCTAACCGCCCACTCTCCCACAAGGACTAGTTAGGGACTGGATTGTGTATTAGCCCAAAGACGTTCAGGGTAATTCCTACTACGATGACAGCTACCACATCCCACTGCTTTTTCTTTACAAAGAATGGAAGGCTCAGAGTGCTCCCTGTAATCAGAATTAATAGGCCCACCTTGCGGTCCAAGAAAAGCAAAACAAATTGTCCAACTACCAACGCAATATTTCCAAGGATGCGGAGGTAAGTGAGTCTGGGGCGGACACGTGGGTATTTCATGGTCCGAAGGTGTGATCGGTAGTTATTCGTCCTACGAAACAACCTTGAGTGTTTCCAGAATCTTGCTCAACCGTGCTGGCTTTAAGTATGACTTGAACTCTAAGCCCTCAAAGACTGCTTTTACACTCTGTTCAGACGGCGGTGAAGAGGCGTACCACGACATGTCGGGGACGTCGTTCTCAAGAGTGACCAAGCGAAGGTTACTAAAGAATGTGGACGCAGTTGAAACCACCTTAGGATGGAACGCGATTCGATCGGTGAGCGACAGCTCTGAGTTTGTACCGCTGGTGTGGCACTCTTGGATTATCTTCACAGCGGTTTTCGGGCCAACGCCGGAGACACCTGATATGTTATCTGAGGAGTCCCCAGACAAAGCCTTGAAGAACTTGACGTCTGAGGGGGGAACACCGAAGTGCCCTTTAACCCCCTCAATGTCAACCAGCTCCATTTTCTTAGCTGAGTTGAAAAGCAGTACCTTTACTCTGTCGTTGACAAGCTGAAGCAAGTCCTTGTCGCAAGTCAAAATGTGAACTTCACTATATCCAGGAGAGTTACGAGAAATATGGGCTACAACATCGTCCGCCTCAAAACCCTGGGCACCCACTGGCGAAAAGCCAAGAGCTGGAAGGACGTCTTCAACCAGGAGGGAAAGGTCGGAGTAGTGCTCAACGCTGGCTTTTTCTCGGTTCGCCTTATAAGTACCGGATTCTTTCTTGCGAAAGTTTCCACCTTTATCTGTACAAGGAACTACGCAATCGTACTCGTACTGAGCCATCACGGCAAGTAAGGCGTTGCAAAACCCATAAGTCCCAGTTACTGGAGCTCCATAGCT